GAGACCCAGTATATCCTTGCGATCCAGTGTACCCCTGTGATCCTGTATATCCTTGAGAGCCGGTGTATCCTATTGGACCTTGAACTGTTGACGCAGAACCTGTATATCCAATATCACCTTGTGATCCTGTATATCCCTGTGACCCAGTGTACCCTTGGCTACCAGTGTACCCTCTTGGTCCTATTGATCCAGTATATCCAACTTCTCCTTGAGACCCAGTATATCCTTGCGATCCAGTGTACCCTTGTGACCCAGTATAACCTACAAGACCTTGGGATCCTGTATATCCAATTGATCCTGTATATCCAACTACTGTTAGGTCCCCTGAACCTACAAGCGATTGACCGGTGATTGATTTAATATTAACACCAGACACCAATGTAGCTTGCTTACCATCCAATGCAGTTTGTAGACCAGTAATGGCGCTTATTGGGTGTGCATCATCGGCACTACGACCTGTTAGTGCATTGTGCGTTGTTGCACTTGCCGAGCTAACAGAACTCGTTGCTACCTTTGCAAGGATCTTCCGCACGCCAGCAATCTGTATTCTAGCATCATTGCCAGTATAAGCTGAGCTATACTTGACAACAATTTGATACATGAATACTTGTTCGGCGAAGCTTAGTCCGTATTCGATAAAGCTTTCATTATACGCAGCATCGACTGTATCAAACATCTCTCGACCGAGCACAAGCTTAATTGATCCTCTACCTGCACGGAAGTCGTTGGTAGCAAGTAACCAATAAGAAATGTACTTACCTTCCGTTACGTTAGCAAGAGATCCACTACCAGTAGAGATTAAGTTGTAGCGAGCCACATTGCTGGAATGTACCCAAGGAGTAGTGCTGCCCGATACAGTTGTATATGCTGTACCAGAATAATGTACCACTTCTAGGTTAGCAGCGGTTAAAAGAGTTTGTTCCCAATCTGCTGTTGGGGAAGCCGCATGTGTGATTGTGTGAACAAGATCCTCATCGGCAATCACAATTGGAGCACCAACACTTAACTGAACAGCTGTATCATCATTTAATGTGTATGTTAGACCACCACCGCTTCTCCAAACCGTACCGACATTGCTATGTTGGTTGACGTGCCATGTAGTGTCGCGTTTTGATCCGTGGCGTTCATCGCCAACAATAACAGCTTTTCCTGTTGTTGAATTCCAATAAACATACGCAATGTTGACGTGCGTATCAAACATTGGTACCGACGACTCTACAAGATTCATTGTAGTAGGCTCAATGTATATGAACCTTGCACCGTCTGTGTTAGCTATAGTAATAGTTTTGGTTGTTGATACAGTATATAATGTACCAATGTGATAGAACTGCCAACTTCCACTAACTGGTGTCGCCGTAAGCTCTCTAGTGCTTTCATTGAACGACATCGTTAGTTGAGTTCTGTCAACTACGCCATGGATGTCTCCAGTAGCTGTGGCTACAGAAATCAATACGTTGGTAAGATCGGCTGATGATCCTGTATATCCAATTGGTCCTTGGACTGTTGAAGCAGATCCTGTATAACCAGTAATACCTTGTGAACCAGTATACCCTATATCACCTTGACTGCCTGTATATCCTCTAGACCCCGTGTATCCAGTATAACCACGTGGTCCTTGACCACCAGTAACAGAATCAATGATTGCAACATAATCAAGTTGTGTGGCGTGAGCTACATTACCCGCATTAGAATGGTAGATCCTAACAGTTACGTTGCCGTTATTAATGTAAGGTGTGCTTGATATCACACCTAATTGAAACTGATAAAAAGATCCTAATCCAGTATACGCCTGTATGCTGTCCCAGCCAGTTGTGACATAATTATATAATTGAACATATATTGTATGATTGGAACTCGCAGTGTAGTTAATATTAACAGCAACAAGATTAAACGATGTAACCCCTGTAAATCCTACATCAATATGCCATGCAGGGGCTGAACCTGACCCATCAGTTATATTATATGAATCACCATCACTAAAGTTTTGAATACTAGCTAGATTGCCAGAAACGTATACGCCACCAGTAAGATTAATACTCTGAGCTGTATAGAGCACTGATTCAGGAGTTGCACCCACTGATCCAGTGTATCCTTGTGAACCAGTGTACCCTTGTGAACCCGTATAACCCTGGCTACCGGTGTACCCTTGTGAACCCGTATAACCCTGGCTACCGGTGTACCCTTGGGATCCCGTATAACCCCGGCTACCGGTGTATCCTTGGGATCCCGTATAACCCTGGCTACCAGCATACCCAACAGATCCCGTATAACCCTGGCTACCGGTGTATCCTTGTGAACCAGTATAACCCTGGCTACCGGTGTACCCTTGGCTGCCAGTGTACCCTTGGCTGCCAGTGTAGCCCTGGGATCCTGTATAACCCTGGCTACCGGTGTACCCTTGGCTGCCAGTGTACCCTTGGCTGCCAGTGTAGCCCTGGGATCCTGTATAACCCTGGCTACCGGCATACCCAATAGATCCTGTATAACCCTGGCTACCGGTGTATCCTTGTGAACCAGTGTATCCTTGGGATCCAGTGTATCCATCAGGCCCTTGGACTGTTGAAGCAGATCCCGTATAACCCTGGCTACCAGTGTACCCTTGTGAACCAGTGTATCCTTGGGATCCACTGTATCCCTGACTGCCAGTATACCCCAGTGAACCAGTGTATCCAGCAGATCCAGTATATCCTATTGGACCTTGTACGGTCGAAGCCGATCCTGTATATCCTTGGCTACCGGTGTATCCTTGACTTCCAGTATAGCCCTGGGACCCAGTGTATCCATCGGGCCCTTGGACTGTTGAAGCAGATCCAGTGTACCCTTGGCTGCCAGTATATCCCAGTGAACCAGTGTACCCTTGGGATCCAGTATAGCCGTCACGGCCAACATACCCTGATGATCCAGTATATCCAATATTCCCTTGGGATCCAGTATAGCCTCCAGGATCTCCTCTAGACCCTGTGTATCCAAGTGGACCTTTGATTAGGTTTGATGGCGCACTGATATGGACTCCATCAGTCGATACTGTAGTTGATACAGTATCGACTTGTTGTACTGTGACTTTTATATCAGACATTTAATTATGCACCCTGTGTTATTTGGGGTGTGATTGTTACAATACCTTCAATGATACGCTTTCTATATCCTTCAACAGTGTGATTAATTTCCACGTCATATAACCATCGTCCGGCCGGAATCACTTCCGATTGAGATGCGGTAAGGGATAATTTAAGTTGACCAGCCACTGCGTTTATAATTGTTGCAGTGAAGTTGTATGCTACTGATGAGCTGAAGGACTTCCTCATTTGTGAAGTGGCCGCGTAATTGGTCAGATCGAGGGGAGTGCCGTCTGATGATGTTACAGTGATTATAGTTGCGAAGTCAGATCCTTGATCTACAAACAGATTGCTAATAGCAGCCACAACGGTATCTCCTATACAGATTTGTATTTAATCTCAATTGCATATATAATTGATCAATGTTATATTTATACTATTGGAATCTACATGATCTCAATCGCAATTATCGACGTTATTGGTTTGACTTATGATGGTAGCACTCTTCAAAAAAGAGGCCTTGGCGGCTCTGAATCTGCTGTCATTCTCATGGCCAAAGAACTCCACAATCTAGGGTTCAAAGTAACTGTTTTCAACAACTGCATCGACAGAGAAGCCTCTCCGGGTATCTATGATGGGGTCGAATACATCGACTTAAGTCAAATTGAAACTCTAGAGGATCCGAAGTTCGACGTTGTTATCGGATCACGAACAGTTGCTCCATTCCTCCCACCACACATTTGGCCTAATTGGAGCTACCGAGTTGACATCCATGAAAGGATTCGAAGACATGCTAAACTAAAGGTTCTTTGGCTCCATGATACGTTTTGTGCTGGTGATGAACTTCTTGAAGACCTAGTAGTAAACGGTCACATTGACGAAATCTTCACACTATCTGATTTCCACACTTCGTATGTGACAAACTGTGATCACGGACGCAAACGGAACTTTGAGGTCCTTAAACATAAGGTATTTATCACTCGCAATGGTATCACCAAGTACCATGATGAGGTCGATATTGCCTCCAAAGATCCCAATCTCTTTGTATATAATGCATCCGTCACTAAAGGGATGATTCCTCTCGTCGAACGAATCTGGCCTCAATTTAAGGCGCGAGTTCCTGATGCTCAATTGAAGATCATCGGTGGATATTATAGATTCCGAGAGAATCTTGAACCAGATGAACAAGAAAAGAAGTGGCGATTGCTCGCCAACGATCCATCCAATCCTGAAAAAGGAATTGAGTTCACTGGGATCATTAAGCAAAGTGAAATTGCAGATATCCTTGCCAAAGCTTCTTACATGCTTTATCCAGGAGCATTCCCTGAGACGTTTGGCATCTCAACTCTCGAATCACTTGCATACAATACACCGTTAATCACTTCTAGGTTTGGTGCCTTGGAGGAGACTGCTTTTTCAGAAGCATGTTATCTACTCGATTATCCAATTGAGCCTAATGGTCTATTCCCCCACATCAATGTTGACAGTCAAGCATCTAAGTTCACGGAGATGGCAGTTGCAGCATATCACAATAAGTACTTGCATCAGCAGAAGATGTATATGTGTTCCGCTGTAAAGGACATTTGTACATGGGATACGGTTGCGCTACAATGGAAACAACACTTCTTCAGAAAGCTTGGTCTATACCTCTCGAGGGACGAGTATAGGAAGGTTACCAAAATTAATTCTCGCGTAAAACAGGTGTTTGGCCGAAGGTTTTCCAACACCGAAGATGTATACATTCCTCGAAGCACTCAACAAAAGATTGTTGTTGTGACTCCTGCCTATAATGCTGAGCAGTATATCACCAAGTGTATCGAATCAGTAGTATCACAGGATTATGATAACTGGGAAATGTATATTATTGATGATTGTTCCACGGACAATACGTTTAGTGTAGCAAGTCAAGCAGCGATGTTATCGGATAAAATCACTGTGATCAGGAATCCGATGAATATGGGAGCAGTGTATAATCACGTGACTACTATCAAACAGTTTTGTGATCCCGATGATATTGTAATGTTAATTGATGGTGACGATGCTCTTGTTAACGACAATCAAATCTTCCAGTTTTACAACAACCTATATGATGGATCAACAGAATTCTCTTACGGTTCTTGTTGGTCGATGATTGATAAGATTCCTTTAGTAGCACAACACTATCCGAAACGCATCAAAGAAACAAAATCATATCGCGGTCACGTATTCAACTGGAACATGCCTTACACACACCTTAGAACCTTCCAAGCGAAGTTTCTATTGCAGGTTGATGAAGATGAGTTCAAAGATGAGAATGGTGCATGGTATAAAGCTGGAGGTGATGGCGCTGTATTCTATTCTGTGATTGAGCAAGTAGATCCAGATAAGATTAAAGTTGTGCAGGACATTGTTTACTTGTATAATGACATGAGTCCAATTAACGACTATAAAGTAAATGGTGCTGAGCAAACACGAAATGCCAATCGAATTAGGTCTTCAAACCGCGTGAAGGATAAGTTTTCTGTTGTGATTCCAACAATGTGGCGGGCAATGGATCTAATGCCAGAGTTGCTTGAAAGTCTCGTTGCCCATGAACTTGTAGGCGAAGTGATCATCATCAACAATGAAGTAAACAATACACCGACATTGAGTGTGTTGAGGCACCCTAAGATTGTAATGATTGATCAGGAAACCAATATCATGGTCAACCCTGCATGGAATCTTGGAGTGGAGATTGCCAAATACAATAAGATGTGTTTCTGTAATGATGATATTGTATTTGATGTTAGGTTGTTTAATAAAATTTACGATCGAATTACACCAGAATATGGACCGCATGGGATCATATGGGGTAAAGAAGAATTTAACCAACCTCCCACAACTGATGGATCAATCGATTTTATCGAATGGAAGCCTGGAGATGTAATCCACTGCTTTGGACAACTCCACTTCCAACATAAAGATAGCTGGATACCCATTCACTCCGATCTAAAGATGTTTTACGGTGATGATTGGATCTTCCACAACGCACTATCTCGAAACTTAACGCCTTGGTTGATCTACAACATCAACTTCAAGTCACGTAACTCTGCTACAGGTCTATGTGAAGATATTGTTCCTCTCGTCAATGAACGATATAAGTTAGAAACCCCAATTTATCAGAACTGGGCATCACAACATGTCGCTAACCAAACTAATAGTAGGCTCACTATGAAAAAAATCTTGATTGCTATTCCAACAAACAAGTACGTTGAAACAACGACGATGAAGGCAGTATATGATCTTGAGGTGCCAGAAGGATACACAACAGACCTTCAGTTCTTCTACGGCTATCAAGTAGATCAAATCCGTAATCTGATTGCTGATTGGGCTAAGCACTATGACTATTTGTTTTCAGTAGATTCTGACATTGCATTCCCTTCCGACACCTTAAAGCGACTCCTATCTCATAACAAAGACATTGTGTCAGGGTTGTACATTCAACGTAAACCTGGTCAGCACATTCTTGAGCTGTATAGGAATGGAACAAACGTACCTTACCAAGACATTGAAGGTCAAGGTCTAGTGGAAATTGACGGATGTGGTTTTGGATGTGTTCTGATTAACTCCAACGTGATTCGTGCAATGGAGTATCCACACTTCGTCTACAAGTCAGCAATCGATCACAGTAATACTCTTTCAGAAGATGTATACTTTTGTTTGAAGGCAAAAGAGAAGGGATTCAAACTATATGCAGATACAGACGTTCGCTGCGATCACTATGGTACCACAGCATTGAAAGTTCAATCACAAAAGCCTCCTGTGATAGAGCAACCTAAAACAAACAGAGATATTGATTTTCTACTTAACCTCAGCAACACTAGGATGATTCCCGCCGAACACGTGAACTATCTCTTTAGGATGAGAGATAGCGGATCCCAACCTCGCGTGATATACGATATCGGTGCTTGTGTACTACATTGGACGCGCGAGGCTATCAACGCATGGCCCCACGCCAAGTTTATTGCTTTTGATGCCATGGAAGAATCCAAAGCAGTATTCGATCATTTTGGATTCGATAGCCACATTGGTGTGTTGAGCGATAGAGATGATGACTATGTAACATTCTACAAGAACGTCACTTCACCTGGAGGTAATTCTTACTACAAAGAAAGTACGCAATACTCTCCTGCTGCCGATCAGATGTACGGTGACTTTAATGCCCATATGCTTAGGACATTTACTCTCGATAGTATTGTTGAAGCAAAAGGGTTTCCACTCCCTGATCTAATTAAGATCGATGTGCAGGGTGCTGAACTAGATGTACTTAAAGGAGCGACGAAAACACTAGCATCATGTAAAGATATTATTGTAGAGCTTCAGTTGGTTGAATACAATGAAGGAGCTCCTTCTTACATTGAGGTGATTACATACCTCAAGTCACAAGGATTTGAGCTGGTAGGGTCTTCATACTTCTCGAAGAATGGAGACACAGATGCCGACTTCCATTTTACAAAGGTGAAGTGATGTACATATATGATTCGCAGGTGTGGGATAAAGTAGATGCTAATGATTTGTGGATCTACGATAAGCTGATTCTTTGTAGGAAGTTAGGCTATGTGTGTGGTCCTGCTGGGGTACCTCTTCCAAAACCAGGAACATACATTGTAAAACCTATCACCAACATTCTAGGAATGGGCGTTGGTTCTTACTTCCATGAATTTACTGATACTGACACCGACTTCCTTGCACCAGGAACATTTTGGATGGAAGTGTTTACAGGACCGCATGTTAGCGTTGACGTGGTCGACGGCAAAACGGATATCGTATATGAAGGTATTCGAGATGGTCTCCAACGGTTTAGTCGTTGGACCAAACTAGACATCGAACCACAGCATGAGCCGTTTGTAATTGAGATGTCGAAGAAGTATGGCGTTGTCAACTATGAGACGATCGGCGGTAAGATCATCGAAGTCCATCTCAGAGCCAATCCTGACTGGCATAAGCACAAGGCAAGGGAACTAATCCCTGTTTGGGAAGGCGAGGAGATCCCTAAAGAAAATTTCGTATCAGATCCAGATATTGGAAGACTTGGGTTTGTAGTAGTCAGATAACTGGCTTAAGAGATACTACATAGAACACTGGATAGGGGTGGCCGTTCTTGATTGGCTGAACGGTAACTCTGTATGATGGGTCGCGTGGTAGAGTCTGATCGAAGATATTACCATCCTTAACTACTTCCCACACCACATCATATATCTCGGGATTGTGTAGTATCTCTTTAACGTGCTTACCAATTGCATCTTTGTAGTTTGATATGTGGAAATACTTTAATGATTCATCGTTGCAGAAGAACACACATGAGTTTTTGTCTATAATGAAAATTGGATGGCTTGCGGAGTTCATCGCAATGTAACAAGCCTTAGTTCTTTCATGTTCAAGATATGGCTCTGTAATATCGCGACCTACGACGATGAGCTCTTTTGGTTCACCGGCATCATATGTTGGTGTCTTAATTACATCAAAGTATCTTGTGTTACCTGATGCATCCTTTATTATCTCGATCGTTCTATTTGAATGGCCTCGTCGCCATGCTTCAGTATCTGTCTCAACACACACCTCTAATGTATCTTTGAGATGGGGTTTGATTTTACCTATATCCTCGTCTGTTTTGTTATAGTAGTCATCGAGGATAATATCAAACAACTTCTGTCCATATATGTTCAGAGTTTTCCAGCGGCCGCTGCTGTCTTTAATTAGCAGCAGGTCATCAATCGCATCGATGGTAGTATAAAACCTCTGCGTGTAGCTGGATAGTTCCTTTTCAATATTCTGAGATGCAATACTAGCAACCTCAGACAACTCTGCTGTTGCTCGCTTCAACATGGTCAGCCCTGTATCGAGTTCGTGGGCGAACAATGACGGCATATCTTGATCAAACGCAACACTAATCTTACTTCTACCAGAAAACCAACCCATAATAAACTCTCTTATTTTTTAGCGGCTTGGAAGGAAGTAAGAACGATCTTGATTTCGTGCAGGGCATGAATAAGATCAATATTACCCTGATGGTATCGTTCAATGATTTGACGAGTGGCCTCGAGTTCATGGTCTTTAGCTCCGACGTACTTGTCGGTTATCTCGTTCATTTCCTTTAGTATATGTTTGCGGTCCCATATCAGGGCACCAATGATGGCAACCAGGATTACAACAATCGCTGAGTTACCACCTTGGACTAAAAACTCGACAAACAGCTTAGCGAGATCCATCTTAGATCCTTATAGGTCTTTTTGTATTTGTTATGACAAGGATCAATCGGAGCCAAAGATATGATTCAGATGCTTTATTTATTAAAACTCACTATTCTCTTCTTAGAAGCTACACCATAAGATTAATTTTAGATATCATATGGGTTATAGCTTCGTTTCTGCTGCACGGGCTTCTATTTCCATGGGATTGTTCTTGTACCCGTGCCGCAGATTAAGCCAGAGGTACTGAACATAAAACCGGATCACACCGAGCCTTTGCGCCTGCTCCCAGTGCGCCTGTTCGTGACGAATTAGACGCTGGTCATTGATACGCTCGCTGAGAATAAAAATACCAAACGGTGGCAGTGTGATTCCAGCGTACTTGGTTGTACGGAGCCACCATCTAATTAGCCCAGATGCGCGGATTACCTTGGGAATTGTATCCATAATGCGAGACCTCGTGTGTTTATTGTTATACAATGGGTTCCCAGTCACTAACTAGTTACTGCATGGACTGACACAACTTATTATATCACAAATAAGTAATGTTTGTCGAAAATGTAGAAGTAACCTGTGTTAGACTTGTAGTCACAATACTCAAAGTGGCTGTACTTGTAGTATTTACACCAGCAGAATCTGAATCTGTGAGTGTGCTTACTGTAGAAGATCCAGACGCCGGGCCGTAAGTGAAGTTACCGAATGTTCCAGAGAAAGCTCCATTTATAGTTCCGTTTCCCGGCAACTTCGCAACTATCCAATCAGTGTTACCAACTGTTTGAGTGTCTTGGTATCCTGCGATATATACATTCCCAAAACTGTCTATACCGACACTCGTTCCCGTATCCGATCCCGTTCCATCAAGTTGTCTAGACCACTGCCAAGTCCCAGATGAGTTAAATTTGACTAAAAAGAGCTTGTTAGTAGTAAAGCCATGAGTTCCTATGCAATAAATATTATTGGACGAATCTATAGCCACTCCTGTAAAGTTGTCAACTGAACTTGACCCAATGGTTCTCTGCCATTGAATTACACCAGAAGAATCATACTTAGCTATGAATGCATCATTAGATCCAGCGCCTTGTGAAGAGGTGAAGCCCACAATATAAACGTTTCCAGAAGAATCAACTTCTACTGCCTGTCCATTATCTGTAGCGGTTCCGCCTAAGGAGCGTTGCCACTGTAACGCTCCAGAAGAATTGAACTTAGCGAGAAGTATATTCTGGATACCAGATCCTGATGGCGGAGAAATTCCACTTACGTACACATTTCCAGAAGAATCTACAGCAACATCACTAAATTGATTAGAGCTAATGGACCCAAACGTTACTTGCCATTGAAGAGTACCAGAAGAATCATACTTAGCTATCAAAGCGTCGGTACCACCTGCACCTTGTGAGCTGGTTTGCCCTGCACAATAAATGTTGCTTGCTGAATCTATTACAATCCCGGAAAAACTTTCACCGCCCCCGCCGCTAAGCGAACGCTGCCATTGAAGAGTACCAGAGGAATCATACTTAGCTATCAACGTATCGGAGTTTATACCTAAAGTGGTTCCGACACAATATACATTTCCTGAAGAATCTACAGCAACATCTTGAAAGTCTGTATAAACACTCGCCGATGTGCTTCCTAAAATGCGTTGCCATTGGATGACGCCAAATTCATTAAACTTGATTAAAAGAGCATTAGCAGAGCCGCCCGGGCCTTGCGAAGCGGTGGATCCCACAACATAAATGTTTCTAGACGAATCCACGACCAAGTAGTTACCAAAATCATTATTGATCCCACCAACAGTGGCAATCCAGTAATTAGATTTACCATGAAGGTTGTTAAATCCAATGGCCCCGCTAGGAACACCAGCGAGCGCCCTAACAGGGGCATCATTAAGACTGGTCGCAGCAGTGGAATCACGCCCTATTTCGAGGTTGATTTGCGACATCGAAATTTCACCACTAGCTGGCAGTGTCATTTTGCCTCCAATTCTTTTACACGAGCGGAGAGTTCCTTCACGGCCTCGACCAGCAGGCCGACCATATTGCCGTAGGCCAGCGATAATTGCTCGCCTTGCAGCACAGCTTCCGGCAACACTTTCTCAACCTCTTGAGCAACCAATCCAGTCTGGCGCTCTCCTGTGTCTGTACGTGTATATGTATATCCGGTCAGTTGCTCGACCTTGGCAAGCGCATTAGGAATTTGTTGCAGGTCGGTTTTCAGACGAATGTCAGAGTAGGCAGTGACGTTGCCGTAGGCAACAAAATTTCCTGAAACGTCGGTGTACCACCGATTAATACTTGCAGTCTGGTCGTATAGCCCGGCGTTCGTCCCTGCCGCATTGTTGTACAAATAAACTGTGCGCGAATCATTGCTCAGGAATAACTGCTTTTCGCCAGATGTGGCATTACCGATGTTAATACTATTTCCTCTGATAGTAAGGCCGCCAGTTTCGAGTCTACCTGTTTCGGTTCCATTTGATTGCCATATGTGCTTTGTTACGGCGTTGTAGTAAATATCCTGCGTTTTGTCGGCGTTATTTCCTACTGCACTGATTATGCTGCCAAACGTGGTTGAGTCTGTCGCCGTGTCTGTAAACGAAATCTGACCTACAGAAGAAATCAGACGACTTGATGTTGAGGTTCGTAAGAACTGGAAAACACCCGGGGCAGTATTAGCGGTTGACGTAGACTCTACAACAATTCTTGAAGTAGATGCGCCGGTACCGACAACGTGCAAAGGATAAGACGCTGTTGTCGTTCCAATGCCAATCCTGTAAGTGCCGACAATATTCCCTGTCATTGTGCCGCCGGCTAGCGGCAGGGCATCGGTGATACCATATCCGGACAATGTAGTTGGGTTGGTTCCAGCGGTGACCCGTCCTTTGGCGTCAACCGTCACGCTTTTGTACGTGCCTGCTGTGGCACCGCTATTGGCTAGCGTAAGGCTGATCGATGTAGATCCAGATCCAGTGGCGTCACCAGTGACCGAGATGCTTTGGTTGCCAGTGATGTACGTGCTGGTATCAAGCGTCCAGCTATCGGCCGCAGTTTTCTTTAGAAAGCCAGTAGTTCCAGCTAGTCCTGCAATCGCGGTCAGATCGGCGTCGAGCGCCTGTGCATCGGTGATGCCGTATCCGGACAGCGTTGTCGGGTTGGTTCCACCAGTCACACGTCCTTTGGCATCAACCGTTACGCTCTTGTATGTTCCAGCAGTGACACCACTATTGATTAATGATAAGCTAATTGATGTAGATCCAGATCCGGTGACGTCGCCAGTGACCGAGATGTTTTGGTTGCCAGTGATGTACGTGCTGGTATCAAGCGTCCAGCTATCGGCCGCAGTTTTCTTTAGAAAGCCAGTAGTTCCAGCTAGTCCTGCAATCGCAGTCAAGTCAGCATCTAGTGGTTGGGCATCGGTGATACCGTATCCGGTTAGCGTGGTCGGATTCGTTCCGCCAGTGACACGTCCTTTGGCATCAACCGTTACGCTATTGTATGCACCGGCTGTAACACCACTATTAGTTAGCATTGTGGTTGTTACAGTGGCTGAATCACCTGATGTGATTACTGTACCAGTTGTTGCTGGTAGCGTGATTGTTGTTGTGCCAGCTACTGCCGCTGCTTGTAATGTTACGGTACCAGAAGTAGATCCAGAAAAAGCGGTACTTGTTAGTCCACTTATATCTGTTGCTGTAGATCCAAGAGAGATCGCCGTTGATCCAATTGTAACGGAACTGTTGGAAAGCTTAGCATTTGCAATAGAACCAGCCAACATGGTATTGGTAACTGTGCCAGTATCAGTCGTGTATACACCATTTGTTACCGTAGCAGCATTACCATTAATACTACCAGAAATGGTAGATGAAAATGTTTTTGTTCCAGCTATTGTTTGATCACCAAGGGTATATACACCATTTGTTACCGTAGCAGCATTACCATTAATACTACCAGAAATGGTAGATGAAAATGTTTTTGTTCCAGCTATTGTTTGATTACCAAGGGTATATACACCATTGGTTACCGTAGCAGAATTACCAGTACATTCTGATGATGTGGTAGATGAAGACGCATTGCCAGATAAAGATCCGACAAAATTTGTTGAAGTTACGCTTGTCAGCCCCGATAGAGTCGTGCTAGTTCCACCTAAAGCAATCGCCGTTGATCCAATTGTAACGGAACTGTTGGAAAGCTTAGCATTTGCAATAGAACCAGCCAACATGGTATTGGTAACTGTGCCAGTGTCGGTTGTGTAAACACCATTGGTTACCGTTGAAGCGTTCCCGACAAAATTTGTTGAAGTTACGCTTGTCAGCCCCGATAAAGTCGTGCTACTTCCACCTAAAGCAATCACCGTTGATCCAATTGTAACGGAACTGTTGGAAAGCTTAGCATTTGCAATAGAACCAGCCAACATGGCGTTAGTTACAGTACCTGAATCACCTGATGTGATTACTGTACCAGTTGTCGCCGGCAATGTGATTGTTGTTGTGCCAGCTACTGCCGCTGGCTGTAATGTTACGGTACCGGAAGTAGATCCAGAAAAAGCGGTACTAGTTAGTCCCGATAAAGTGGTACTTGTTCCACCTAAAGCAATCGCTGTTGATCCAATTGTAACGGAACTGTTGGAAAGCTTAGCATTTGCAATAGAACCAGCCAACATGACGTTAGTTACAGTACCTGAATCACCTGATGTGATTACTGTACCAGTTGTTGCTGGTAGCGTGATTGTTGTTGTACCAGCTACTGCCGCTGCTTGTAATGTTACGGTACCGGAAGTAGATCCAGAAAAAGCGGTACTAGTTAGTCCCGATAAAGTCGTGCTACTTCCACCTAGAGAGACTACAGTCGATCCAATTGTAACGGAACTGTTGGAAAGCTTAGCATTTGCAATAGAACCAGCCAACATGTTATTGGTAACTGTGCCAGTATCACTTGATGTGATTACTGTACCATCAACGTTTGGTATTGTCAATACGCGTGTGGTGCTAGGTGAAATGCTCGCCAGCTGAAACTGGAGTTTCTTGGAAGCGTCAATGTTATCTGTAAAGTAAGTGGAGCTATCATCAAGACTTTTGTTAGATAGTGTTTGACTTGTTGATAGATCTACAGTCCCTGATGTGTTAATACTCAGAGTTCCGCCACTCAATGACAACCCCGTACCTACGGAAATTTGCTCAATTGACCCTGAGCCAGCAGTTGTTCTACCTAATATCCTAGATGTTGACATTGTCAATAGAGATGACCCTACAGCACCCGACACAGCCTTGGTATCTAAATCATCGGCAATAGATTTGAAGTTACCATCAATCTCCAAATTTGTTAGAGGAGCATTTGCTGCTGTAGTGCTCCCAGGCTTTGCAGGAGTTGTTGTACTCCCTCTGTACTTAATGAATGCCATTGTTTTAGCCTATTTTCTTAAGAAGAGTTGCGATCATTTCTTTAAGCTCATCTACTTGAGTTTGAAGTTTACTGATAGATGTCTTTTGTTCAAGTATACTGTCACGTTGCTTAACATATTTATCATACCCATCTCTATCGCTTACTATAATAGATCCATTACTAGCTCTATACAACCCAGGAATTATATTTCCCTGATCATCTTTTACCCTCATCATACAATTACAATTACCCTATAACGATTGACAACTGGAACAATGGCGGGATTAACAGACCTCATTACGCATTTCAGATTGTATGTATCAAATGGTGTGATGTCATCTAAGTAAAAAGTATATTCGTAGAAGCTGTTGGGAGAGCTAGATTTATTACGATCGACATCACACGATAGCAACTGCCACTTAGCATCTTTGTGTTGTGTAGCTCCACCCGAAATGCTAGTTTTAATGTACCAGTCAACGCTTGTATCTCTCGTTGAATATAGATCAACAAGAAGACGCACCCCCGTAGATACATCCGTCAGGGTAATTGGTTTTGTGATGTACCTACTGTAAGCGTTTCCTACGTCATTCAAAATTTCAGAATTTACAGCTGGATTCTCAATATCCTCATCATTTTGATTATTGATAGCATTGCCATACATTGTAAGTGTAGGTCTAGCTGCTAAACTAATAATTGGCGATACGTTTGGGTTAGTTGTTGACATAGTAACTGCTAGCTTTACTGACTCATCTCCTGCACGCTGTAGTGCTTCATTACGAGTAGACATCATCAGATTGGTAGTCGACGTGTCATATGGAAGTCTTATATTAAAATCACTATATGGATCTAGAACGCTGTCGGTACCTGCTATGTTTAGTACTGATTGGATATCAGTATCCTTATATATCTTATGGGTGATTGAAGGGACAATTCTGTGGACAGGTCTATTCATAGCAACGGAAAACACAGCATCAACAACAGCTTTTAGCTTGGCGTTGGATCCACTACCAGATGTAACTGTTACTGTAGGTGGAGACGTATATCCACTACCTGGATTTGTTATTACAACATCCGTTATCACTCCATTTGTTACTACAGCAGTGGCAGTTGCAGTAGTGCCAGTTGGTGGTGGACTTACTGTAATAGAAGGTAGAGTGATGGAACTATATCCAGTACCACCATTTTCTATTGCTATTTTTTGTAGGAATCCACAACTCTCAATAGTACCTGTACTCGTAGCAGTACCTGCTGATGCTGCAAACGAAAACCTATATGGATTAATAATTGTTATTCCAAAGTTGCCATTAAGGGCCGATCCGTTTAACCCGTTATATTTTGTCGCAGCTGTTGTGCTTGTTATAATTGATACTTCATCATTGATACGAAAGCCATGTTGGACAGGAGAAGTTACTGTTACAATGTTGCTGCCGCTTGTGGTAGAGAATGAACTACCATTCAAATACATATAGTTTGCGCTACCGACTAAACTGAGACTAGAAGATCCTGTAGTGAATTGAGCAACGTTTAATTTGAACTTAATATCTTCTAATTGCTCAGCAGTCCATGTGATCTTATTTTCAGATTTGAACATCGATCCGACAAACGGTTGTTCAAAGATCGTCTGCCCTGTTTCATTTGACTTTTCGCCCATCTTCGAGGTGAAGATGTTATACTTGTTGCTATTGGAGTGCACAACAAAACAATAATCTCGGTCTTGCTCAAGATATGCGGGTTGCGGGAAAGTAAACTTAGTGGAGACAGAAGCATCCGAAGAGATGTTAATGTCAGCCGATGCCTTCCATGCAATGTAGTTTGTATTTGCTTGAGGTTTGGATGATGGATATCCATTGACCATTTCACGTATCTCAACAGACACAGGCACGGAAGGATCTTTTGTGTAGAACCAAAGTTCAATTGAGGTCAAGAAGCATCCGCCATCAACACCATATGTGAAGAATGATTGTGCAAGGGGATCGGATAGTTGTGGAGGCGGCTGGATGTATCGAGGAATCATCACAGGCGCTGGTGTTGGCTTTGTTACATACTTGTCTTGCGTTCGAACTACTTCTTGCACTCTAACAGTTGTATTGGTAACTGTCGTTTGATATATTTCTTTTAATCCTAAGGTTGTAAATGTAGCTGATGCAGATCCATTAGTGTTACCGGCTACATCTAGTAACGCCAGGTCACTGACGTCAGCTACAACAATATTACGCTTACCAACATTGAAGGTACCGGGTGGGATTCGAAGGGCAAATTGAGCAAATCCACTATTATCGGCAATCAGATTGCCACCCTCCACTCCACCATTTGGAGTAACAAGATGGTTTACTGCTGTTCTGTCAAAAAACACGTACAGTTTGGAGTTAGGCCTAACTCCGTTTGCGGTGATTTTAAGTACCTGTGGTCTAATGAATGCAATAGCATTTACATTCACTAGTTCCCTGGTTGATGATGTTGTCGTAGTTGCCATATAGGTGCCTTGTGTTGTTCCTACTATTTATTTGATGGTTATATCTATCAAGATCATTTATCTGTTGATATAAACAACCCTGTCACAAAGAACTGTATACACCTCCACGATACCTTCAAAGCAACTTTGGCATTGCGTTTTTTACCTGTGAAGAACTCCACAAAATCTTTGAATTCTTGATAGTATAGGTGAGCTGTGCCATTGTTAACAACACGACTACCGTGGAATCTATATCCTCTTCTAAAGGCCTCTCCCCACCATTTATGATGTAAGTTGTTTACACACCAAACTACTGCTTGTTGTTTTTCTTCTGGGGTAAACGATCCCATTGACACAGCATGTGTTGCAATAACACATCCCCCACCTCCGCCATCACCACCACCTCCGCCATCACCACCACCTCCGCCATCGCCTCCTCCGTCACTACCCCCGCCACCATCTGCACCATCAGATCCGTTACTACCATCTGAACTAGCATCTGATGATGAATCGGAGGATGAATCAGCCGATACAGACACACTGGCATCACTAGTACTAGCATCAGCAGTATATCCGCCATCAGAAAGTCCTCCAATATCACCAATACCACCATCAAAAATAGGAGGAGGTTCCCAGAGTACTGGCATGGTGGGCGGATGTTCTATGAAGATTTGTAGTGGTTCTAGATACACATCATAATATATTGGAGCAGGTTCAGGAACATCAAGATATATTGTTCGCTCAACAAACTTCTCAACAGTTTGTGTTTGAATTACTTCATTGACTACTAGTGGTGCTTCTTCTGTAACAGTCCAAGTGTCCAGAGGTGGTACAATGTTCAGAGTACCATTCCAGGCTAGAATCATAAACGGTTGTAGGTTAGTGATTCTTGAACTTACTGGTTGTTGAGCTAAAACCCTTTCTACATAAGGTCTTGTGATCAAATTACCAGTGATCTGAAAGTTTCCGGTATTTGATTCTAATGCAAGATTACATTCGCTTCTTTCTCTTCCGGCATTTAAGCAGTTATTTGCAAATACACTGTTGAACCCTGGAGCTGTGATGTCACCTATGGTCAATGGATAATTAAAGTCTTCGACTAAGAATCCCGTCTTAAATCTATCAAGCCCTGTAGCAGCATCAACAACATTATAGGTTCTTAAATTATTTTCCACCGCAGTTAATGTTGAAAACTGCTCAAGTTTATATACACGATTCTCAAGCCGGCCGATATCCGACATTGTATATCTTGTAGTGGCTCTCCGTCTTAGTGTTATCTTTTTAACATCCCAAGTGTAAGCAGGTACAAAAATTGATGCTAGAACATACAATCCTTGTTTAACAGGAGGATCAGAGGGTACATCAGACGGTGTTCCTTGAATTACACTTATCTCTCCCATCTTATCCACAACCACATGATCTCTTCTTGGCACGTAGTAATTGATGCCTGAAGACTGAATAAAGTAGTCGTTAGCTAAGGTGCTAGCAATATGAGCTCCTGTCCCTGTGAAGGTGCCGTTTGTTCCTACTGATGGTCTAAAGTCCAGACACTTGAGTAAGTTGAAGGTTCGACCTGAAGCCGACGCCTTATAAGTGGTACCATACTTCTCCCCACTGACCCCGGCATAACTATTGATAGAGAAATAATCACCGGCACCGTGGGAATAATAATCATAAGTGATTGACAACGTGCCTTGAGGGGCTGGTTTACCTGGTTTGAGGTTTAGAATACCTCTCAAGTATGCGTAATCTCGCTGCCCATTATCAAGTGTAAAATTATCTGTGATGTTAGTTGTTACACTGAGGTATGTTTGTGTGATGGATACAATTTTGATCACATCATTGTGGAGCAATGTAATCCTAGATCCAATTACACCAGTGCCATTGTTAACTAGATTAATTGCATCACCGCCAGCAGTAGTTGCTAGTTGGAAGGTATCAAGTGTTGCATTTTTTACGTAGTATACAGTACCGGCAGTTATCCCCGTAGTAGTCGTTATGCTACTGAACGTAATCGGAGATCCATTAACAAACTCATGCGACGCAAGAGTCACAAGATTAGTAGAATCTGTAAATGTAACGTTGCTTAACGTAGCAGATTCTGTAAAGTTAGCAACAAGAGTTTTTGTCGCAGGGTTTGCACTTACTTTACTAAGTACGTAAATTGTAACTGTTTCACTTCCTGCTGTTGGATTGTACCCATTCATTTGAATCGTTGATGAGTTAACGCCCGAACTATATACCGTAAAGTACGTGGTTGGAATGATACCTGTAGTTGCGTTGTTAGGTCCCGTCTTGTTGCTAACAGCGACCAATATACCGGGTTCAATAGCCGGAACTTCTCCATCGACTGTAAAGCTACCATTCAGTCCTGTACCATACGTGATTGTAGCAGTAGTATTTTGCCATGCATAATATGTGATACCAGGAGCCGATTGCACTTCTGCTACAGGTAGAGGAAAAATATAGTTACTTCGACCTACGGATGATAATTGAACAACATCAGTTACTGTGCTTACAACCTTTCCTGCTTCATTAACGCTAGCGCCGTTTGTTACACTATCGTGTAATTGTAATGGGGCTAAGGATGCAGTAGATTTATGAGCATATACCTCATCCGTAGATATATTGTGGTATCCTACAGTAACTCTTCGAAGTGGAGTTGTTCCATCAGACCCATAGTGGGTCAAGTTGGTTCCATATGCAAACTGAAATCCATTAGATGCTATAGTATATTTGTATAACACCTTAGCTGCAAAGTTAGCTAACCCTGTTGTTGCTCTAATACCTCCAACATCATCAAATCCCTTACCAGCCTCAAACGTAACATCATACACCCAAAGTTTATAAACAGCATGGGTTGTTTGATCGCCATCATGATAATCAAACGCCATCACTTTAGCTGAACCTACAAGAGTAGGTGATCCTACTGTGACATCACTTGTATTATAGAGATTAACTGTTGTTCTTTGTTTTGGATTGATGGTAGACCCAAACATATCGGTAACAAAGAAGTACTGACCATACTCTGGCTTGAATGATATCGCTTTAGTCTTTATGTGTGCTGCGGTTCTACCTTTAGGTACTTGTATCAATCTTTGGTATAAGTTATCAACTTCAAAGCCTTCAATATATGCTTTTCCAGGAGAGACTTTAACCACAAAGTTATCTGCATTGCCAGTTGGCGCATCGTATACTCCGCCATTTTTACCAACACGTAGACTTTCTGTTACAGAGCATCGTAATCCATTAACCACGTAGTTACCAGACTCATCGTATGTTCTACGAGCAAGAGATTTTTCAAGTTCATTGTATTTTGCGTACCGAAGATGTTCTTCAAGGACACCTTCTCTATATCTCATCAGTTCAATATAGTCGTTGCTAATTGTACTTTCATATGGGAGTGTGGTAAGAGTCAGTTTAATTTTATATCGATCTGCACCTGGAGCAGCGTAGTTGAAGCTACCTTGGGCAGGATCCAGGAGAGTACCATCATCATCAACAGTAACAACACTCTCGGTGATTTGGAGTAAGACGTGACAATCTGGTGTTTGAGTATACTTTGATATTACAACCGATTGTTTATCGACCGTTACAAATGTTCCTCTTGTGTAAAATACACCTTCATTCACAAATGCTAGCGATCCTATTCCAGTTGCTGCGGTGGCAGCAACGGTGGCTGTGATAGAAGGAGAGTCTTCAATCTCAATTCCTTCTCCAGCTGTAAAACTCAGTGCACCTGAACTACTACCACTAACGTAACTAACATAAAAAGTAATTGGATCGGCACCGCTTAAGTCTACAGTCTTCCTCACATAAGCTCTTACGCCTGATGTCACACCTTCGATAATTTTACCTTCAAATGAACTAAGCGATACGCCTGATCCTAACGAAGCTATTTTTACATAAGGTGCATTTGTATCCCCGTAACAATTCCCCGGTATGACAACAGATCCCTCTTGAAATACGTGGTTGCCAAACTTTTCTATCTGGCCCCGTAGTATAGTTTGCATCTGAGTAAGTTCGCGTGCTTGAACAGCGTACCCAGGCTTAAACAATACCTGATGGAAATTCTTTTGTTCATCAAAGTCATCATAGTAAGGGGCAGTATTGAATGTTTTCATATTAGAATGTTAAGTAGGTTCTAACAGCCAAAGCTGATGTTGATGAAGGAGTGAATGTAGTTCTGTTTGTGACATATAGTAGATTACCGGAATATTTATCCAGAGTCGGAACGAAAGTTACAGCAGATACTGTGTATGTCTGAGACGGATTAGATTCACGAGATATCACGCTACCAGGAGGTGGCGTATATTCAATATTACCAAGCAATTGTAACTTTATTGTAGTTCCTGATTTAGATATTACTCTAAACCGATGGGTATTGCACACGACAATTTCATCAACCAGAAAGTTATTTGGTGCACTTGTCATCACAACATCATACGCCGCAATGATAGATTGAAAGGCAATCTTTTGAAATGTGTTGATGTCAGTTGGGTTTTCAATTAATCCAAATTGCCTATAATCTTGTGTGAGTGCATTAAGAGCAATATCATCATCTCTAATTAAGCTATATACTGCAACGGTATCAGCATATAGTTCCTTCATAGCATCAGCGCCATGTCCTCCAGGTGGCGGGAGTACGGCATAAGCTTTGACATTTATATTAGGCACCCCAAGTCTTAGAGAGTCAGTAAAAGTCAAATTTGCGTATGTATATCCACTTCCTTTGTTTGTTACATCAATCCTTGTAATCTTACCATCAACGACTGTACATGTAGCGGTGGCCCCTACACCATCTCCAGTAATTGCTACTGTTGTACCATTACCAGTACTGTAGCCTGTACCACCATTGACAATATTAAACCCGGTAACTAAACCACTAATATTAACGATTGGAGTAATGTCTGCGTTAAATCCATCACCCGTCACAGTTACCGTAGTTCCGGATGTTCCGTATCCCGATCCACTATTCACTAAAGTAACACCTGTGATAACTCCGCCTGTAATGATTGGCGTTGCCAATGCACCTGTTCCTGTTCCATTGATGGTGAGAACAGTTTTAGCGTGATATCCCGTGCCACCTGCTGCAATTATTCCCGTTCCATTGTTAACTAGGTCAATTGTAGCTCCGCCGGCAGTTAGTGACAATTCGAATGTATTTGCAGTAGCAGATTTGATGTAATATACTGTATTTGCAGTAATCCCAGTGGTAGTTGTTATTGAGCTAAACCTGATTGGGGAATCGTTAACAAATCCATGCGATTCGAGTGTCACTAGGTTTGTTGTTCCGTTAAAAGTAACATTTCCGCCTGGAGCAACTTTGATTGTGTATATCTCCCCTGGAATGGCCGTTTGTTCTACATCAGATTGATTAGATGCATAGTCCGCTCCACTAATCACAGCTGAACAGAATGCAGGAGTAGTACTTACTCCAGTAACCACTAAATTAATATATGAGTAGTCTTGACCGGTAGTACTAACAACAACGTCCACCAACTGGCCGTTATAGATTACAGGAGTGAAGGCAGCACCTTGACCATCACCAGTTGAGACTATAGCAGCTCCTGATGAATTTGTTGGATATCCAATACCTGGATCTTCAATATAGATATAGTCGATACGACCATCCTTTATCTTAGCCCACACTTTTGCTGAGATATTACCTGGGTATTTGGCAGTTCCACCAGCAAGAGATGTTACAGATAGTGTCGGTGCTACGGTCCACCCTGTTCCTGCATCAATTACCTTAATTTGTTGTATAGTGCCTGCGCTATCAACCCCAGGGATTAGTATTGGGTTAGCCCCAGCTTTAGCAGTACCTGTACCATCAGTGATTAAGTTTATAGCAGACCCAGTTGGTGTAGCAGCTAATTGAAAGTAATTGGGAGTTGAGTTGATGACGTAGTACCGCGTGTTGATCGATATACCAGTAGTTGACGTGATTGCGGAAAATTCTACTTGCATCCCATTAGAGTATCCATGGGATGTCCAATTCACTCTATTAGTCGAGTCTGTGAATGTGACAGAACCTCCAGGTAGTTTAGTACCGCCTGAAATATCTATTGATGTCTGTATAGTTCCAGAATATCCTGAACCACTATCTGTAACGATAACTTCTTCAATTGCTCCCCTAGTATAGAAGGAGTCAGAAAGAGACTTTTGAACTGGCATCTTACCGCGCGACAAGAACTTCTGCCGCTTAAATGATGGTATGTTATACATATACTTCCACACATACCCATCAGTCAAGTATAGTAAAAAGTTAGTATTTCCTACACCAGTTGGCTTGATGGTGGAAGGAGCTCCATTATTGTTATACAGGCATTTGTATACGTTATACTCATCTTCTTCACCATCTGTCACACAATAGAAATTTACACCTTTCATTACCGCTGTGTGATCCCACTCCGCAAACACCGTACCAGATCCCCACGAATGGCTTTGCGTCACTGCTGAAATTTCTGATGGTATTACTTTTCTGAGGAATAACATACCATCACGCACATCATTATCATTAATCAAAGCATCATTAGCTTCCTCTGGAATAGTGTCTGATACACTCCAGGGTTGTGTTCTACCGAGAAAGTAGTAGTAATTTGATCGCTGACGATAGATGTCATTCAACAGTCTAGTGCATAGACTCGTTTTAAATTCCGGACGAATGTTTGCCATATTCTGCTATCAGTTGATTGTCACGTTCCAGTTAATCGTAAGAGTGTCGGCAGCTTCCTTGGCCACTGCACCAAATACTGTTCTACATAACATCGTACCACTGTTGATAGCACTGCTATTGAAGAGGCCGGCCTCTCTAAGAGCAGCATTGGTACCCTCACCAGGAGCAAAGATTGCTTGGAATGAAGCTACGTTATTTGAACTTGATGTAGTGCTGAAAGCTTTACGTGTGCTGGCCACTGAACCGGAGGTAATTTCTGCTTCAAGTCCAGTATTAGCGGCTGCCGGTGCTGTGCTACCAGTGCCTAGACCCATATGAGACATCGCATTATTAATAGTTGTTCCTTTAGCCAAATAGTTGGCCATCACATTTTTACCTGCTGTTACAATCAGGTTTGGAATATAGATATGTTGTTTAACATTCTGAGAAGGCCCTAGAAGGATGATTTCTAGCTCACCCTTCATTGTGAATAGTTCGTTAATGTTGGACATTGGTATGCTCCTTATCCGAGGGTTAGAGTCTTAACTGCTACGTTATAGTACTCCGAGAAGTATGCTTCTGAGTCGTATATATCAACTGTTAGTGAGGATGTATCTGCAGAAACCATTGTTGCTGTTTCAAGTAACCCAGTAGGTTCTACTTGCTTAGTTAGGTCTTCGGTTGCTACTGCACTATCAGATATTGGTTTAACTACTGATATACTATTTATCGCGTCTGTTGGTGCTGATAATGTATCACTTGCAGGTTTATCTAATAATTTAGCTGCACTATCATTAGATGTGGCAGTATCAGATGCCGGCTTTGTAATCAATTTAGCTACATTGTTATCATCAGATGTAGCTGTATCATCAACAGGTTTAATTATTAACCTACTTATTATTGAATCGGTTGGTTCTGCTAACGTCTCATCTCTAGGTTTATCGATGAGTTTTGCAACACTATCCTCTGGAGTAGAGGAGTCTGTTAACGGTTTTACTAACAGCTTACTAGTAATTTGTTCTGTTAGTGCAATAATTTCAGGAAGTGGTTTCTCAAGTATTTTGTTTGTTAACAAGTCTACTGGAACACTAAATTGATCAAAGAAGTTCAGTACTGTGTCTTTTGATACAGTACTTGCTGTTATATTAAACGCAAGACTATCTCTTATATCAAATGTAGTGTATAATTTGGTACCGGCTGGGTGTAGTGATTGTAACACTCGTTTGAAACTCTTAGTGTTAACTTCACTAAACACATCATAGGAAAACTGCTGATAATATAGGTTGTCTTGTGTGTGAACCGTTTGATCCGATACAATGCTATTATTGGTTAACCAACTTCCAGGAAGATTGACGATTGTGTCGTATCCAATCTTGACGATTGCATGAGCACCATAATAATCTTCTTCATTTAGTAAGTTGATTGCTGAGTCGCCTACAATGTCCACAAATGGCCCACTAGGACCTTCCGTCGCTAGGGTAAAGGTATTTGTTGTAGCGTTTTGAACGTAATAAAAAGACCTTGGCGTAGTGTCGGTAATTAAGTTTGTGTAAATGGTCGACGTTTTCAGTTCAACGATGTCGCCGTTTGCTAGACCATGGTTGGCTAACGTAATTGCATTTGTTACTGTATCAATAGTACCAGTCCCAACTACAAGTCCTGTACAGACATAAGGTACAGGAACTAGTGCACTAGTGAAGTCTATTACAACACCACCTACAGTGTTTGTGAGTTTTATCTGTTTAGGAGAAAGTACTTCATGGACATAGTACGTTGTCCCTTCCACTATTTGTGTAACAGAGTCTTTCGTTATCTTTTGGAATACTATAGGACTATTAACACTAAGCCCATGATTATAAGAAAACTCAATGTAGTTATTTGTTGTGTCAATGAACCCGCGATTGAACTCAGTCCCTGCAGCTCCGCCAATAAACAGTCCAGTGCCAGAAGTAATCGAATGATTATACCCATGCTTCGTAATTTCAGCATGTATAATCCCGCCTGTTGGTGTCGTCGATATTACTTTGGCCAGAGATGGTAGAACTGTTCCTGGTATTGTAAACACTTGACCCTTTTGCCACTTTTCTCCGGGATCAATAACATTGATTGATGCAGGTGATGGTATCAAAGAACCAATGTATATTACTGCGCCGTTACTATTCTTAATATTGACGAGTTGATTTACATAGGTAGGTATGCCGTACAAAGTATTGAAGAACAGTCTTACTTCATCATTACCTATATCTGTATATCGTATACATCTAACGCGAAGGTCTTCTCCAGTTGATTCGCGTACATAAAAGTATTCAAACGTTGATGGAAATTCGCCGTATATCTTACTAACAGTGATGAAGCTCTCTCTTTGCCACTTAGAGTTAGATGCTTTAAATACCTGATCGTAAGGATACTTTACCGAGGCCAAATCATCTTGATATACAATGCGAAGGAGATTTGTTAGAGCAGCTTCGGACCCTTTAGCACTGTAAATCTCTTTGATATTTTTAATGTACTTGAGATCAGGTGCGTCATTGAACAAACCATATACGTCTAAGCGATTCCTGAAGTACTGAACAAACTGTTCAGGCGTTTTATCGATGTCGTTAATTGTTTCGAGGTGGTCGCCGTGGTTCTCTGACAACCACTTATAGTATTGCTTTACGAATTCGACGAAAGCAGGATACTGTTCCCTGACAAATTCAGGGAACTGATTCTTAACGACAAGTGGTAGAATATCCATTAGCTTCTACTGGAGGTAAACTTGTATGGGTCTGTTGGTAGATCAACAATAGCCGAAACTGTTAGTAAGGCCTCATCAATATATGCAAACTGATGCTGGGTTGAAGCCACATCATTCGATTGAGGTTTGATAGTAAATGAGAAATTCTCATCATCATGACTAATAATATTTAGTCCAGTTATATACATAGTGCCACTACCATAGTCAACTGTACCAACATTCTTTACAGCTATCTTTTCGCCTGTGTTGTTATAGTAAAACAATCGAAGGGTTCCTTTGAGAGTGTCGACAGGAACATCTTCAATATAACACGTCTCTGTTGTGTCGGCAGCAGTAAATGCTCCTGACAAGATAGATTCTTCTGCTACCCCTGAGGAGTATATTGGATTTCCTAATGGGATTGTATATGATGATTCAATCCCATATATTGGTACAATCTCTTTATGTAGTTTGACGGTTGTAATGTTACCAGTGATTGATCTATCTGTACCATCTATGATACTGTTTAACTTTGAAAACTTAAGAACTGAATTGAAGTCATTCAGAACAGTATTGTTGTAGTTGACAATGTTTAGACGAGTGAGAGATTCGATATCCCCTGCCGTCTTTGTTGTATATTGAGGATTATAATATACGGAGGTGTGGAGTTCAATTTTTAGATACTCCGGGTCAACAATTTCTGCTGATATAGAGAGAACTTTCCTTGGTCCAACTATACTTTCAATTATGTATTTTTTCTCATCTACTGTCAACTGATCATTTGTCTCCGGAACAACGGAAATGAACACCTTACCGTACTGAGGTGGACTCATAGTCTCCCCACCCCATACATTGACAGACTTAGAGTTAGAGAAGTTGTTCTTAATTATTGTCTTATAGTCATCAATAGTAACGCATCTATTCTGAGACGCAAACGCTCTTGGTGCTGCCCATCTAATTGATTCTATATCTTCTGCGAAACTACCATTAGAAGCAGATGTTATGGTACTCACTACAGCAGATCCGCTGTTTGGCACTTCTCCGGCAAACGTAAACGCATTAGCTCCATTCAATAACGACCCATTACAAGTCATGTACGTTATTGTAATGTAGTTACCATTATCAAGAGATCGACCAACAACACCATTGCCAAACTGTATCTCATACAAGCCTTCATCCGTTTCCTTGATAAAGTATGCATATGACGCAGAGTTGATGTTCATCACAGTCTCTGCCCGCGTGTAAGTGTCATACACATTGGATCCAGAGTTCTCTTGAACTCGTACTGTTAGTGTATTAAGATCGACGTTGGTGTTGGGGATGATGTATGTCTCACCTTCTGCTACCGTATAGGCATATGTCAGTTCATTGCCTTCTTTGATTACCACATTATTGAATATAAACTGCGACCCTGTACGGATCGATGTATATGCTTGTGTGGTATTGAATACGTATGGTACACCATCCACTTGTGTAGTGAACTTAGTTCCTTTACCAATCGTATATGTGTGGTCTGTATTTGTACCTGCATTAATTGTTAAGTTTACAACTGCAAGTGCCCCAGTAGCAGACCTCGGAATGTAACCAAGCTCCTTTGCTTTTGATACCACGCTTGCTCGTTTTGAAGCAGAATCAATGAACATCTCATTGATTGCAAGGTTTGTGTAGAGGGCGTTGTAGTGAGTGTTGTATGCTAACACATCAAGAAGCAAGGACAATCCAGATCCATCAAAGTTATAATCTGTATACTGAGCTTGACCGGATAGGTATTCTTTGAGAGAAGCCTTGATCTCATCAAACTCTAATGCGGTTGTTGTAATCTTTTGGTTAGCCATTATCGAGTTCTCTGTAAAATCAGGTTAACTGTTATTGGTTCTGAGGTGTTTACAATCACAAATACTATCGACACGTATATGCTATTGTTATCTACGTTTGGCCGGACATCGACGTTAATTAAGTTTACTCTTGGCTCAAAATTTTCAATAGTATTTCGTATTGAAGTAATGATCATTGCTTTTGTAAGCGGAGTGAACATTTCAAACAACAAACTATTCACCTCAGATCCTATCTCTGGATGGAATAGTCTCTCGTAGTGATTAGTCAACACTAGGTTCTTAACCGATTGTTTGATAGCATTATCGTCAAACTTTTTCGATATATCACCAGTATCGGGGTGAGCAATAAAGTTTAGATCGATATCGGCAAATGTTCTGGTATATCTTGACATAATTTAGCCGCCGATGAAGACGTTACTGGAACCTTGAGCTACTACAGATCCACAAGTGATTGGATCTCCAATTCTTCCTGCTGATTTACCGTTAACATAAACTGTCGATGATCCCATTGCTAAAGTGCCACTATGGCCAAAATGAATTGCCCAGCCATCATCTTCACGATGAACTCCAATGCCATTTACAAATACATTACTTGATCCTTGTATACTAGGTCTTGGAGCTGCCTTTGCGTGGCCACTGCATAGATCACCAATACGAGTTGCTGCTGGCATACATTCTCCGTGTAGTTATTAGGTATTTATACTATCAATTTAGTAATAGCTGATTTATAATTTTGTAGTTCCTCAATTTGAGCTTGCTGCTCTTTGATAGCTTCTACTAATAGACCAACCATGTTGCCATAAGCTAGTGATAGATGATCTCCATGAACTACAGCCTCCGGTAACACCTTTTCAACATCTTGTGCTATCAAGCCTATCTGGCGATCGCCAGTGTCTGTTCGAGTATACGTGTATCCAGTCAACTGACGCACTTTGGAAAGTGCGTCAGGTATTTGTTGTAAATCTGTTTTCAAGCGAATATCAGAGTAAGCGGTGACGTTACCTTGAGCAATGAAGTTACCGCTAGTATCAGAAGTCCATCTATAGGTGTTTGCTCCATTTGACCAACCTCCAAGTCTAAACACATTGTCTGTGTCTAGACCCATGTTAATAGCGTATGCACCAGTTCTGTGAAACGACATAAGGGTACCGCCCGTGCCGGCATTCTGGATCTGAAACTGATCAGATCCACCGTTGGTACCTACTGTTACAGATGTAGTTTTGCTAATAGTAACGGATGTGAACTGTGGGTTAGCAGGAGCGGATCCTGTATAACCAATAATACCCTGGGATCCAGTATAACCGATTACGGTAGACGCAGATCCAGTATAACCAATAATACCCTGGGATCCAGTGTATCCAATAATACCCTGGGATCCAGTATAACCGATTACGGTAGATGCAGATCCAGTATAACCAATAATACCCTGGGATCCAGTATAACCGATTACTGTGGACGCGGATCCAGTATAACCAATAATACCCTGGGATCCAGTATAACCGATTACTGTGGACGCGGATCCAGTATAACCAATAATACCCTGGGATCCAGTATAACCGATTACGGTAGATGCAGATCCAGTATAACCTTGGCTACCTGTATAGCCTTGTGATCCAGTATAGCCTCGGCTACCTGTATAGCCTTGTGATCCAGTATAACCTTGGCTACCAGTATAGCCAATTGGACCCTGTACCGTAGATGCTGATCCAGTATAACCTTGGCTACCTGTATAGCCTTGTGATCCAGTATAACCTTGGCTACCAGTATAGCCTTGTGATCCAGTATAACCTTGGCTACCAGTATAGCCAATTGGACCCTGTACCGTAGATGCGGATCCAGTATAGCCTTGGCTACCAGTGTATCCAAGAGGCCCTACTTGCCAAGACCCATCACCGCGTAACCATGTAGAGCTATTTGCTGTGCCAGACCCTAAACGAGCAGTTGATACTGTACCAGCGTTTAAATTACTAGCATTTTGATAATAGGATCCCTCTTGACCATCTAAAAGATCAGCGTTAAGGTTTGTGACGGCAGTCGTGGACGCAACAGTAAGAGGAGCAGTTCCTGTTGTGACTGATGATTTAAGAACGGTTCCTCGAATAGACCCATTGACTTGTAGCTTGTCGGTTGCATTATCAGTTCCCGTACCTAGCAGTACGTTCCCGCCATACTGGCCAACCTTTACCAATCCTGTATCAAGAACCTCTATGCTTGGAATTCCCGAAACATCGTTGACTGAAAATATAGTACCAGATAATGAATTGGTAACACTAAACAGCTGACCACTGGATCCTTCAAATGACAGGGTACCATTGTCTGTGGGATAGACATTTAAACTAATCGTCTGCGGCCCTGTCGACGCATCTGCACCCTTAAACTCAATCTTAGGATCAGCCGTCTGTCCTATGTTGGGTGTTATTACTATGTTTTTATCTGAAAGTGCCATAGCGTTCTTTTCTTAGATGGTGTTGTATTTATTAGATCCCGTACCGACCACGGAGAGCATTAAAATTGGCTTTAACCTCAGCAGCGGATAGCTTCCTGGTGTATAGTTTAACAGCATATATCCTTCCATAGTATCCACCTGCATATCCGCTACCAATTGTTATTGGTGTGCTGTGAGTTGTTAGTGTACCAAAGGAATGAGCGTATGAATTATATTCAACTCCATTCTTATACCATATCGATTGAGTCGTATCTCTGGTAACACATATACATGCTGTTTCATTCTGTAATACAGTAAATGAAGATGTATGACCAATATATGGTTGTGCGTTACCTGCCCCATCACCATAATAGTAGTTTATGCTTCCATCAGGCTCATGTGTGAGTGTGCCATATCCACCGTATGCTTGATTGTAAGGATTTCTTCTATTGGCATCATTTTCTTCGGGTTTAAGCCATATCTCTATTGTTTGTTCTGATGGAAAATCAATAGATGGAATCGTAAACCCATTATTATTCAGGAAACTTATGGTGCCATCTGAATTGTAGCTTGCATCAGAGATGGTTGCAACTCGGTTAGATGTTAAATCTATTATTGATTCTGTATTTGAACGAGTAAAGCTTTTACTAAATGTGGAACCTACTCCTGTTTCAATCTGTACATCGGCAATCTTTACTGTTCCTCTATTTCCGTAATGACCGTACATATAGCAGGCCCACCACGATGCTGTATCAATTACAGCATTAAGTGTAAACGTAGCATAAACTCGTTGCCACGTTCCTACTTTTGTATTGAATGCAGTTCCCTGAGAGTTGCTTTGTCCATCCCAAAAGTTATATGTCGCATCCGATAATCTTTTAGAGTACATACCTGCGTTAGCACATTTTGTAATATCACTGGTCCACGACAACCATGATATTGTGTATGTGCTACCTGCAGTCAATCCCATATCTGAAGGAAATGAGTTTCCTTGAAGGGCAAAACTTTTAGCTTTCCATTGCCCATCAACATCTCTCATTGTCACTACTGGCCTTTGCAGATCTTGTTCATAGGTCCATATTGCATGATAAGTGTTAGTCCAGTCAGTTACTCCTGTATTAACATAACCAGTAATTTCCGAACCTAAGTCGTTATAGACTCTAATTGCATCTGGATGTTTGGCGTTCCATGTTCCTGATGCTGTTGCACTATAGCTTGCATATGATGAATCTACTCTAGGATTTTGGAAGTATGCATGATTTGAGGTTGGCTTACCCTTCCATGACTTCACTGTATTTCCGACATCATAGTAAAATACGAGTCCGGTCTCATCGAGCATTGGTCCTGCGCTCACACTCATATGCCATACCTCCCACGTTGAGCATTAAAGTTTTGTCTGACTTCGGAAGGGGATAAGGATCGGTTATAGATTCGAACCGCCGGAATCTTTCCGCTGAAGTAGGTATTACCTATACCATTCCATGCTCCAACGTAGGCAGCCATAGTTCCATTTGTGGTAGAAGTTGCGCTCGATGCACTTATAACGGATGTTCCGTTGACGTACAGTGATACAGTTGACCCATTGTCAGTTGCTGCCACATGGTACCATGTATTCAGAGATAATCCTGTTGAGTAAGCTACATTATATGAAGTATCAGATGTATTGAAATTATGATGTCGAAGTTGTAGTTTAGAGTCTGGGCCCACTAACGAAAAGATCCAACCATTATACCCACCATATGGTATTACTATTTGGTGTCCTATATTGGTATCGGGGCTATGGATGGTGTGGTATATCCATGACTCTACAGTAAAATTATTTGGACTACTTTGTGTGTATGGAAAGTACAATACGTTAGACGTTCCGTCAAAACTAAAGCTACCATCTACATTATATGTTAGGCTAGTTGCTGTTATTGTATTGTTGCCTAATAGATCAAGTAGTGCTTGGGTATTAGATCTAGTGCCACTGACATATGGTGATGTTAAGCCTTCTTCAAACATCTCATTATATACATCAAAGGTGTTGCCAACATATGTTGTATCAGCTCCTGTCGATACACCGTATGTTAGTATAGCAAATCCGGTTGGAGATGCAGATGCTGTAAACTTATAGACTAGATAGTACCAACCTTGGCCAATCAACGTTTGAGTTATAGAAGTAGCCGTTAGAGTATTTGATCCAGAAGCTTCTGGGTTACCTTTACTTGCATCGCAAACAAATGAGGGTGTAGTTGTATTAGATCCGTTGTATCTGATATAGCACGAGAAGCTGTAAGATTGTCCTACTGTTAGTGCTGGGACAATCATTGCACGAGCTACGTTGACGGCAGATGTTATAGTGTACCTGTTGACGTTAGCAGACTCTTGGTTTAGTCGAGTGGATGCTGTAACAACTGGTCCACTTGCATATGCATAAGTTTGAAGAGATAGTGGAACGGTAGATATTAAGTTGGAAGTTGGCCGACCCTTCCACGACTTCTGAGTGTTTGCCATGTCATAGTAAAACACCAATCCATTTGTAGCAATCTGCGGTGAATGGTCAAGAGCCATATATAGCCTCGTACTGCTCTGGCGTCATTTCTATAAACATAGGCATCCCGTCTTGATCTTGTTCATTCACAAGATAGTTGCCGTTTTCTAAGATGGTATATGTCATATGGAGTTTGTGTTAACAGGGGATGTATATAGCATAACATCGTCAATTAAATACTTCGCTGAAGTCGCCTCACTACGGGCATAGTTACCTAAGTTCATGTACTTTATAAACTTTGTACCATATCTAAATGGAAGTGAAGAGTTTCTGTTTTCTCCAGTAAACCACCCACTATCATATAATGTCCATGTTTCTGGTATCTCAGGTACCCAAATATAATTGAATGTACCGCCAGCCACTCCTCTGGCAACTGGGGTGCCTATTGGTAATGAGTGTCCAATGTTAGGCATCGTTGTATCTGCTGCTCCATCAGAGGATAGTTTTAATCTATATTCTGTCCCATTTCCGGAGATATCTACAATTTCATTGTAGTAAAGAGTGTAATCTCCAAACCCTATCCGTGTATACTGCCAGGCTGTTGAATATAGTGGGTGGGTGGCAGGGTAAAACAATACGTTCCGGAAATAATATAGAACGGTGACAGGGTCCCAACCGGAATTGGATGCAATGTATATGTATTGATCTCCTGGGTTACATGCTCTAGTGAGGGTAGTATTACCTACACCACCACAATTCCGAAGGTCTACAAAATTATAGAATTGATCGTAGGTGGCAAATCCTAGGTGCCCGTACCCGAGGTAATTGTTTGGAGAACTTCTTGATATCGTTTTAGCTCGTACTGTCATTCTATAATACTTGGAAGTATTCACTGAAATAAACTCACCGCCAAGTACATGTTGGTTGTTCTGTTGCATTAATAAGGAATATTTTCCACTATAACTGTCAGCGGAGTATATAGGACTGAAAGTAAAGTTTGCATTGGTTCCTGTCTCAAAGTCTCCATTTGTAAATAAACCGCGCTTTGACTTTCCATACACAACACCCATATCAAAACTCCACTTGCAATTTCTCAACATCAATCCGCTCAGCAAACACAGTATAGTAGCAATGGATCAATGATGGCATAAGTTCTGTGTTAGCAAGAAACACCTTATTGTCTTCAACTGCCTTGACGTATATAGTTTGATGAGATCCAATTGACGTTATGTTTACAGTGATTGAGGTAGGATCGACTAGCTTTGTCCAGTAGTCTGGTAGCTCAATAACATTTGTTCCTTTCAGCTTACCTCTAACATACACTCCATTTTCTGGACCCTCAAGAGACCCATAACGAAGTTTCATTCCAGGATTAGATGGATGATCAATTACGAACGACTTAGTGGTTGCAGCAAATGATCCGTTAACTTCTAGTTTATATCCGGGAGTAGTTGTTCCAATACCAACATTGCCGTTTCCTCTAATCACCATTAAGGTATTAGAGTTGTATCCGCTGCTATACAGGCTTCCAAATACCATACTAACCGTGCTACCGTCATATTCTGTGGCTATTCTACCCGTGATGTTAGTTGCATCGCTCCATCTAATTCCGCCGCGATCGCTTCTAGAGGTATCATATGTTACGTGCAGTCTTAATAATTCTGTGCTACTGGAGCTGCTTCCTAGTTGTAACAATGCATTGGGTGACCCTGTACCAATTCCCAGTCTACCAGACGAGTCAATGGCCATCTGAGTAGTACCATTCTTAACAAATAAAGTACCACCTGTATGATCAGCATCGATACTTCCAATATATAAAGTATTTACTGCGTTCATACCGAATAATCTAGTTGTCGTCCCGGCAGCTAGTTTGCCTTTTAGATAGGTTGCATTGTCTTGTTGTATATCACCACTAACATGCAATTTACTTGCTGGTGAACTCGTCCCAATCCCGACGTTGCCGGAGGAGTCGAGGCGCATATACTCATTACCACCAATCGACCAAGTTTGAGCGTTCGTAGTCCCGGTGGAGTAGGTCATTTGGTAGTTAGTAATACCCGCCGTTTGAGTAATCCGCAGGCGGTTGTTGTTGCCTGTCGATGTCTCAAGCAGTTGAATGCCTACGCCGGATGCGCCGTGGATATCCAATTTATAAGCAGGCGAACTTATCCCAATGCCGAGATTTCCAGCAGAAGTGAGACGTATGCGCTCTGAGGCGTTACTGAACGTCAACGAACCGTCAACACGGTTGTTATCGATCGTCCATACGCCCCCCTGAGAGTCCAGCTTTAACCGCGCAACTGCCGAGGAGTCGGTTGAAAAGTTAGTTATCTGCGCTGCTACTACCCCCGCAACCGTTCCAGACACATCCAACTTTGACGCCGGTGCCCCCGTCCCAATGCCTACATCACCAGTGGAATTAATACGCATGCGCTCGATACCGGCGGTGCCAAATATGAGGCCGTAGTATCCAAACATTCCGGTACCGGACCCGGCCATCCCAGTGTAGGTTCCCCACCCAATTCCATAACTAGGGACGGTTACGCCAGCAATCGTGCCCGTATCTGTCTGTGCCAAATATCCAATGCGCCCCGTTGATGGGACATTAATGTTTCCATTGACCTGTAGGACATTGGTGCTATTATCCCATGTGAGGTTTGCAGATCCTGCTGTAGTTCCACTATTGTTGTATAATACCTGTGTGTTGGACCCACCTATTGGGCCCGCAGATCCAGTGTAACCTTGGCTACCGGTATATCCTATAGCAGCAAATGCTCCAACTGATCCAGTGTATCCCTGCGATCCAGTATATCCTTGGCTACCTGTATAACCTTGTGATCCAGTATAGCCTTGGGACCCAGTGTACCCCTGTGAGCCGGTATATCCAATAGATCCGGTATACCCTTGGCTACCTGTATAACCTTGGGATCCAGTATATCCAATAGGTCCTTGTACTGTCGATGCTGAACCAGTATATCCTTGACTGCCAGTATATCCTCGAGAACCAGTATAACCTTGGGATCCAGTATACCCTTGGCTACCAGTATAGCCTTGGGATCCAGTATATCCAATAGGTCCTTGTACTGTCGAGGCAGATCCAGTATAGCCCTGGCTACCTGTATATCCAATAGATCCAGTATACCCTATTGGACCTTGGATAGTCGATGCGGATCCTGTATACCCCTGGGACCCAGTATAACCTTGAGATCCCGTATACCCCCAGGACCCAGTATATCCCTGGCTTCCAGTATACCCTTGGCTACCAGTATAGCCTTGGGATCCAGTATATCCAATAGGTCCTTGTACTGTCGAGGCAGATCCAGTATAGCCCTGGCTACCTGTATATCCAATAGATCCGGTATATCCTTGACTGCCAGTATATCCTCGAGAACCAGTATAACCTTGGGATCCAGTATATCCTTGGGAGCCAGTATAACCTACTCCCGCGTACGCCCCACTAGATCCTGTATATCCAATCGATCCTGTATATCCAATTGACCCAGTATATCCTTGGCTACCTGTATATCCTTGACTACCGGTGTATCCTCGGCTACCTGTATATCCATCAACACCAATGTACCCAGCAGACCCTGTATATCCAATAGCAGTGGAAGCGGATCCTGTATATCCCCGAGGTCCACCGGGCAAAATTGATTCCCATACGGTACCATTCCATATGTTGAGTAACGGTACAGTTGTATTATACCACAACGCTCCTAATTGAGGATCCTGTGGTGCTGTTGCAGATATTGTAACAGAACCACCATGCTCAGCTATCCATTGAAAGTTGATGTCTAGGTCGGATAGCTGAACTGTATCTTGCTTAGTAGCAAAGGTTACAGGAAGATTTATTGCCATGGCCAAATATCCTCGTTCCAATCAGTGCGTTCGTTCCAACGATTGATCCACACGACAGAGTTGTTGTTATTATTCTTCCAAGTTGCTGTTATTTCTTTATATCCGCCAGTTTTCAAGAAGGACATTAGACGATTTCTATTAGATGATAAGTTATTGTTGACAATGATCTGATACAATTTTGTTTCGTTATTAGCGCTGGCAGTGTAATGGAAGGTTATTGTTTCTGCTGGGTCTGCTGTAAAGCTGAAAATTGATTGTCTATCAATTTCAGGTACACCTCGGAGAGTATCGGCTGATTGCACATCCAATCCAGATTTATATTGGACATCGTCATTGAAGGGATGCCTAAAGAACCCACTAATCTTATTGCCTAAGATTGTTACATAAGGGTTTGTTACAGATGGTGTTATAGTAACAGGATGTTCTGTTACACCATCTGTATATTTAATAGTATACTCAAACTCCGTACCTTCATACACAGTAGCAAGAACAGTTTGATCTGGCGTAAACATTCCCATATTAGATTAATACAAATGATGTTTTGTTAGTGACCTTATCATCAACCATGGTGAAGCACATCTTACGATTTACGCCACCACCAGATGTGTCGCCGGCCTTCAATCCCCTATATCCAATGTGGATCCAGTTCCATCCCTTAGATGGAGCATATTCAAGAATTAGCTGGTCATATGGGATGGTTCTTTCGATTTGTTGAATTAACTCATATGTGTGTGGGTGACGAGCTGATCCACCTGGCTTAAGAAGGCCAATATCAACTGCACGTCCCATTCCATGATCGCTATTTCCACTACCCTGACGATATCCTGATGTGATTCTCCATAACTTACCATACCCAGCCATTCCTTCTGGAAGAACACTCAGTAGTGGTTCCATACAATTAGCAGCAACTTGAGCAAGGTTACATACAATCTGCTGTTCTGTTAGCCCCATTTGGGCAACTAATCTATGCTGACGGTTGAATCCACCATCAAAGAACATACCTAAGGTAAAGTTGGGTGATAGTCTAAACGTCCCAGTAAATTCAGATACATTTTGAACAATCGCACATGGAACAACAGTATTCGTATTTGCACCTCCGGATGGCTTAGCTTCTTCCTGTGGTGTAACGGTTTCTGTCTTACCGTGGTCAGCTTCTGTCTTTGTTTTAAACTCTTGTCCGTCTTTTGTAGCCCACTGATCTGGAGTTTCAAACTGATACGGCTTCTCTCCTTCTAGTGGAGGTGGTGAAAGGAAGTCCATTCTAACATTGAGAGCTTCTTTGGCACCAGGTGTAGTTAGAGAATACGATGTAGCATCAGACGCAACCCCACTATTCAACCACACATTGGATCCATCAACGCCAATATCACCACCGGCCTTAATACTTGCAGAGGCACCTGATGAGAGGTTAGCAGCTCCCCCTGATTTCATTTCAAGGTTACCGCCTGCTTGTAAACTAGACAGACCAGTCGAGTACATCTTGAAGTCACCGCCAACAGCAATAGACATATTGCCTGTGACGCCAATGTCATAGTCACCACCAACTTCCATCTTTGCTGAGCCAGCGACTTCAATATTAGCATCTGATCTACAGTATATGTTAATGTTTCCGTTTACAGTAAGGTTAGCAGAACCTTGAATGTATATCACACCATTACGATCAACAATCTGGTAGTCATCTCCAATTATTCTTGTAACACGAGTTCCATTTACGTCAATCTCTTCAAATGTACCAGCTCGATGGTACCGGTGGGTACGCTCATATCCAGGAGTGTCATCAAACTCTTGAATGTGGCCTGATTCCGTCTCATAAGTGTGATTGAACGGATACTTAGCACCATATGGAATTGTTGGTTGATCAACTGTACCTTGACCAAGAGCTAAAGGAATACTTCGGACTCTCTTTGAATTCTTGAGAGGAACAATTGTCCCATCAAACATACCACGAGCTAGACGGTGCGTATCTGGCTCTTTTAGTAGCGCCTTGAGAGGATACTTTTTGTTTGGGTCCTTGAATCCCGACTCACCATCTGTTGGAGGACTTGGAACAAAGGTTTCGTTAGGCCCTAAAACAACTGTAGTGGGTGGTGGATCACCGGCCGTCTTCTCAACTGCTTCTATAGCTGTTGTCTCAGTCTTAGTTCCATAGAAGTACTCATAGTATTTTAATCGCTTTGCTAGTGCTGTATCATTTGCAGCAGCTCCAACAGCAGTCTTAGCAGCATAGAAGTACCCGGGATTAGCGTTGGCTGGAGTAGATGCAGGTGTTCTTCTTTTAATGTAGTGAGCAGCACATAGTGCGCTAACATCGACGTCAGTAATCAACAGATCTGGATTAGAAAGAATGTCTACACCCATGACTTGTGAATACACTTTGTAGTTGGATCTACCAGTAATCTGGAGCATTCCTCTACCATAATACTTACCACCATCACCTGCTTGGGTATTTCCTAACCCTCTTCCGTTATTTTCTGGAGCATATACAAAGTCAAAGAACGACTCTCGTGTACCTTTCCAGTAAGCATACTTCTCAGCAAGTTCTGGTTTTCCGTTAAACGTATAGCCAAAAGTTCGCATTAGATTAGGAGCTGGATACACGTATCCTTCAGGAACAGCTTGCCATCCCGATTCTCCTCCACATAATGCAAGGAGAGTACACTTTTGCTCTCTAGTTGTTAACCCAACTTTATCAGCAGCAGCGATTAGAGCTTTAATTCCAGCGGCCGCTGCAATGCGATTTCCTTTGTACCAGGGAGGAGGTTCTGTTGGAATGTCAGTCGTTACTGTAGTTGTAGCTGGTTTTGTAGCAGCGTCAGCTTGGTCTTTAGCTTGAGGTTGTGATGCTGGTACTGGTGCTGTTTGAGCTGGAGCAGACTCAGTAGCCGGTTGTGTTACTACTTCCGGTGGATCGTCAAATAGCTTTCCAATCGTAACACTTTCTGCTTGAGGAATTCCACCAAGCGTACCCATCATAATTGGTTGCTGATTGTATGGAGGATCTCGGAAAATGATTAGGATTGATGTCCCTTCCACTGGACCTAGAGGTGAATGTCCAATACCATTCATTGATGCGGAAGTTAGTGGTCCTACTGGATAAGCCCAGGGTAGATCGTTGGTAGGAAGAATCGACTTATCATGGGTGTGAAGACCAACTATTCGAACTTGGCACCGACCAAGTTTCAAGGGGTCCATTCGGTTTTCTACAACCCCGATATAGAACATATTACTTTCGGTAGACATTATCTAAATCCTGAATAAAGGAGTCTTTGATTAGTTGCATTGTGCACTCGTGCTTTTCTCTACTAATCTTGTGGCAAATCGTTGCAACTAAGTAGTTACCAGATAATAATTTATCCATTGAGTCTTCAGGTGAATCCTTGCCTGCGATTGATCCTCTGATAGGAATCTGAACTGTTACCTTTTGCCCAGCAGTATATTTACTTCTACCGGGTACCGTGATCTCTAATTTTGAAGCTTCTGCAGCGCTAATTAGATGATTACGTCGTTGCATGAATGATATATTGCTTACATCCTGATATCCTTCAAAGTTGTTGAAGTATCCGGGTTCGTTGAATATACGAGAGCTACCTTGAAAGACTAAGTTGTTAGAGTGTAAAGAAAATTTGTTGAGGTGCTTGTCTTTTTCGGTTGTAAACGTAGGCTTAAATCCTACATGAGAATATCTCTTCGTAGTGATATCGTATGATATCAGTTGCGACCCATACATCCCCAATTGAATTCGATCAACATAATTAAAGTTTTCGGGGATGTTATAGTTTAAAATCTTTGAGAAGTCTGCTTCTACATCATGTGTAGATGAGCCTCCATTGATGTTGCTCTTTGAAACTAAATCTGTGTAGTTGTCGGCAACAAACTTAGATTGGATTGGATTGTCATATAATGTCTCAAGCGACTGGAAGATAAATCCGCCTCTATTTTCAAAAAATACATAGTCGGGAGTTCCTGCCGAGCTTTGTGCTTGTGATGTCAAATACATTATATTCTGTACAGGTGACCAGAAGTTTGAAACATATTTCGTTGAGTTTGAAGTCTCCTCAATTGCGTAGTCTTTCACACTCTCTAATGCAGTGCTATCCTTTAATATCTTTTCAACAAGCGTAGATACTTTACCGGAAAACGTCTTCGAGAGCTTCTTGTTAAGGTCAACAATTCCCTCGATTGACATCAAATGTAAAATATAAACCTGCTCTCGTTCAGCTGACTTCTCTGCGCCATCCATCTTATAGATATAAAAGATGTTGGTGAATACATCTTTATCATTAGATCCTGGAGTTCTAAACTGAAGGTCTACGCGCTCTTCTCCAACTAAAGGAATCTTATTTGGCAGGTCAATTGGATCTTTCAGAACCATTCTAGCTGTAATGAATGGTGCAAATATGTCCTCAAACACTTCAACGTACGCTAGTTGATTGGTGATGTCGACAGAGGTGCCGTTTAGAGATACAATATTACATGCAAGTATCTCTACATCACCAGCAAATGTATTCTTGAAGTATGACATTACTTAATGAACTGTTCTAATTGATTTACTAACTGCGGAACTGCATCAGGGTGTATGATCTTTATCCTACGCTTGGATTCATTGACACTTTGTTCATAATCCCAGTTTGTCACTGCCGTTGCACCAAATGTACCAGGCAAAACAATACTCCCATCAGCTAGCTGGTAATGTTTTATACTGTATAAATTTGCCCCGTATTTTTCTGTGGCATACTCAAGAAGGTCACGGTCACTGAGAGGAAAGTCGTTGATGTAATCAAAAGTTTCGTTCGTTAACATTACCACCCAATGGTATAGAGGAGATCCGTATACCTTTGCTGCAATGATTTCTGGTGTATCTCCATCTTGTATATCGTACGAATCATATAATGTGATGGAGCTAAGCACGTCTCTACGAATCCGTACGTTAAGGGTAACGTCCCTCACAGCACGAACAACAGTTTCCCCATTTATTATGAATTCATAAGGGATAATAGGAAATTTTTTGAAATACATCAGTATCCGTCCTGAATATTTTCTTTTGTGAGGAGTGCCAACTCTTTGAATGTCAGGGTTACATTAATTTGGGTCGGATGTCCATCCGGAAACATGGCTACTACCCCCTGTGGCATGTAGGAGATATTCATATCAGTCAATACACAAGAAGTGTGTCGGTGGAGGCTTTTATTTTCCTCACCGTTGTGGTAGTATGCAATATCAAACTCTGAAGGAACTAGATACAAAAACTCGGATTCACTTTTAAACTCCGGGTGCATGTGCAACTTGAACATCTTAATGATTGCCTGTACGTTCCGTGCCTCTGTGAAGCTCTTCGGGTGGAATTGATATGAAAATGTAAATGTCCTGAAATCTACATTCTTAAACAGCTGTTCTGATTTGGGATTTGCAGCAACCCCTGCACCCTTTGCGAGGAATTTGCCGATCCCTGGTGTACTTAACGCTACAGATGCAGCATAGTCAGTCGCAGCACCACCTCTTCCTTCAGCAGATACTAATGCCTTAGCAATATCAGCAACAGATCCTCCTAGATTACCAGCTATTGAGTTTAGGACCTGTGAACCGGCCATTGTCTCTTCTTCGTAATTTACACCATACTTGATAGAAAGGTCTGTTGGAATGTGAAGAGCAATACACGTTTTTAATCGCTTAAACTTCTTCTGAGTAGCTAATCTTCCAATTGTATTTCCTATTACCGCTCCACCAGCAGTATCAGCTACCTTGGCCGCCACTGCACCTCTTCCTGTTAGTTCAATTCCTGCACTACCTAAAATCTTCTTGGTTAATCCACTTGAAGCTCCGGCTATTGCTCCTGCTGTTGTTGCAAGAGTTTTACTATTAACGTCGGTTCTACTGACGTTGCCACTAAACCTTTCTGGCTGCTCTGATGATACTATAGATGGGTCAGCTCGTATGATCTTAGAATCTTCATGTACATTTAGGTAAAATATTACGTAATTGCCTCCATACTCTGACGTATTTAAGAGGTCTTCGGGATATGAGTGTTGATTCGCGGAATAGTTAGTCGGATTCCATTGTATGCTATTACCGCGTCTAACAGAATCAGAAGCTTTTGGTTGTCCCGCTACAGAAGGCTGTGAGCTAGATGACCCCACCTGAGCCATCAATAAAGCATCATCGGTGCCAGTAGCCATTCCATCGTTTGCCATATCGTGTACCCTAAATAAAATGTAAGCGCTTAACCTATTTATTTATGCCACACTATCATAAAAGAAAATACATTCCCATCCACCCAGAAAAGTATGAAGGGGATCCCACAGACATCATTATGAGGTCTTCATGGGAGACCAAGTTTGCCCTATGGTGTGATAATAATCCTAATGTACTAAAGTGGTCATCGGAAACAACAGTGATCCCATATGTATGTCCTACCGATAATAGACCTCACCGCTACTTTGTAGACTTTAAGATTAGAGTGAAGACCAAGACAGGATCGTTAAAGACCTACCTTGTTGAAATCAAGCCAGAAAAGCAGACAAGACCACCAGATACACCCAAAAGGAAAACCAGGCAGTACATTGCAGAAGTAATGACGTGGGGAAAGAACGAAGCTAAGTGGAAGGCAGCAACAAATTACTGTAAGGATAGAGGATATGAATTCATCATCCTTACAGAACGGGATTTATTCAACACCTCAGGGCGGACATAGTGATTATAGCGGCCGAAAAAAATAATGTCAAATTTTTCTTATAAATAACAGTATGGGAATATACACCACAATCTTTCAGAAGAACCAATACGACTTGCAACAGATGGCAAAGAAGTCGCAGAGTTGGTTCCAGCAGCAGGCTCAAATGCTGGGCGGGCAGCGTATCGCTCCAATGACCTTGATTAGGTCCGACTCATCGAAGAATGTCACCAAGATCATTCCGGGTGAGATGTATTTGTTTGCTTATGATCCAAAATTAAAAGACACTTTACCATACTGGGATATGTATCCTTTGGTCTTTCCATTCAGACGGCTTCCAGATGGATTTATTGGTCTAAACATGCACTATCTACCTTACATGCTTAGGGCTAGGATTCTAGATAGGTTGATGAGTTACGCTACAAATAAGACGATGGATCAGACCACGAGATTGAAGTTCTCATGGGCCACAATCCAGAGTGCATCTAAGTTGCAGCTTGCAGAGTCTTGTGTTCATAGATATCTGCTCAGCAATGTTAAATCTCCCTTCAAACGAATTGAATCTGCTCACTGGGCAACAGCTCTCATGCTCCCAGTAGAGAAGTTCGTAGGGTCCTCAAAACAACGTGTATGGACTGAATCGCTAAGATGAGTACAATCAAAGACTTCATTGCTCAAGTAAAAACGAGAGGAGCGGCTCGGGTCAACAGATATATTGTGCAATTGCCCATGGTATCGAAAGATCACATCACGGCATCCGCACTATATTGTGAGAGTGTAACATTACCTGGAATGTCTGTGAATACGAACCCATATATGATAACCAGTGAAGCTATAGACTTCCCCTCCAATAGGATTTTTGAACCCGTAAACATGACATTCTATGTTGACTCAAATTTATCTCTTAAGACGTGGTTTGATGCCTGGGTACGATATTCAATAGATGATAGGACAGGAGCAGTGAACTACTATCAATACTATGCCAAAGATAGTGATATTAGTATTACAGTACTAGATGTAAATGATACCCCCGTATACAAATGTACACTATACGAGGCTTGGCCAAAGACTGTCGGAGATGTAGTTCTTTCAGCTGTAGATAATAATGTGATGAGGTTAAACGTGACGTTTAACTATCGTAAATGGTCTTACGAAGTATTGAATTCATCTAACCCAGAAGGAACTATCCGTAGCAGATCAAGTCGACCAATAGAAGCTAATGGTCCTAATGAAGGTGATGTTCAGGGAATCATCACTGGAACTCCAGATGAGCTTACTACTAATGTATCAATGATTGCTCCAATAGGTCCTGTCTCTTCTGGATCACTATATAATATGAGTATGCCAGCATATGAAGATGATGGCACCCCTACTTTTGTGACGTAATATGAATACACTCAATGATAAGTTTGGTATAGAAACACTGCCAGTAGAAGTTGTAACCAAGACTGGTGAGGTTATTGTACCTGCACCTAATAGCGATGAAGAAGCTATTGAGTATGATTATGAAAAGACGAGGAACAATCTACATTCTCTTCTAGAGCAAGGTCAAGATGCGCTAATTCATGCACTTGAAGTAGCAAAGCAATCAGAACATCCGAGGGCATTTGAGGTAGTTGGTGGCTTAATGAAGCAACTTGCTGACGTTAATCATCAACTACTCGATCTAACAGAAAAGAAACAGAAACTCAAGGGCAAACCAACAACAACACCAGACAAGCAAGTGACAAATAACAACGCTTTCTTTGTAGGTTCTACAGCTGAATTGAACAAATTATTAAAAGGTGAATAATTATGGCTTTACCAATCAACACAATGCCCGTGTACACACTGACTATTCCTTCGACAAAGAAGGAGATGAAATATAGGCCGTTTCTTGTTAAGGAAGAAAAATCTCTATTAGTAGCTCAACAATCCGAAGATAGTATGGTGATGTTGGATACAGTAAAAGCTGTAATTGCATCATGCGCTAAGACGCCAATTGATGTCGACAAGTTGGCAACATTCGATGTAGAGTACATATTCTTGCAACTTCGGGCAATGTCAATTGGAGAGGTTGTTGATCTAACTTTTAAGTGCGATACGTGCGAGGATGAAAAGGCTAGAGCTAAGGTATCATTGAATCTTCAGGAAGCTAAGGTAGTGTTTCTGGATGAACACACCACCAAGATTCCTCTATTCAACGACGTTGGTATGGTAATGAAGTATCCTACATTGGATATTATTAAGAAAATTGAAAACTACAATTCAACAGACATCGAAGATAAGATTAACAACACAATTGAGTGCATTGATTACATCTACACAGGGGATGAGATGTTTCCTGCTGCTGATCAGACACAAGAAGAGTTACGAGAGTTTGTGGAAAACCTAACAGCAGACCAATTTGATAAAGTTCAACAATTCTTCAATACAATGCCATCTCTACGACAGTATGTCAAATATAACTGTCCTGTATGCAATAAGCCACATGACAAATATGTTGAAGGACTAGCAAGTTTTTTTTGATATGCCTAGCGCACGATGACTTATATAACTACTACAAGACAAATTTTTCATTGATGCAGTACCACAAGTATACGCTAGGCGACATTGAAAATATGGTACCGTTTGAACGTGAGATTTACGTTAACATGTTGATACAATATCTTGAGGAAGAAAAACAAAGGTTGCAGCAAAAAAAACAAGGGTAAACCATGGCTCAAGTTATTAAGTTTTCGGATATTGTAGCAGCACAGAAAAATCAGCAGATGGCAGTGAATGCTGAACAGCTACAAGAACTGACCCGTGCTGTCATTCACCAAAGCGAAACTCAATCTGCGAACCAAGAAAGTTTTATTCAGAACCTTAACGACACCCTTAAGAAAGGGTTTGATAAGGTCACAAACGAATTAAAATCAATTGGCGAACTCCAATCTAAATTGGGAGTCATTGCAGCCCAAGGATCCAAATATACACCTCAATCAGCCTTGCAGCAGATTAAAGGTGGAATACAGCAGATGGGTACAATTGAAGGCTTCATTGACGTTGAAAAATCAACAGGATTAATTGGAAATGCTCTGAAGCGCCGGCAGGCAAGAAAAGAATTCATCCAAGAACAGATGGAAATGGATACTACTCTCACAGGAACAAATGAAGAAAAGAAAGTATTACTGACGGAACGATTTAAAGAGGTAGAGAAGTTAAGATCACAAGCCAATGTAACTAACAACAAGGTAGATCGTTTACGAGAAAAAGGATACAGCGATACTCAGATAGAGAGAACATCCATCTACCAAGAAATGAAACAGATTAACGAGCGACTACAACAAGTAGATGCTTTATATAAAGAGAGACTTGAAATAGAGAATCAAAGTCAGAGGGATACTACTCTGCCACTGGGTCAATCGAGAATCAAAGTTAATGATATGATTGCAGCAAATGATCCTCTAATCACATCAGAAGAGAAGCAACAAGATGCACTAAAGATCCAGCAAGATGTTGCTGGAGAAACTATAAGGAATCAGATAGACACCATAATAATACTCAGACAACAAGAAGATATTCTTAAAAAGGTTGAAGAAAATACTAGAGCCTTTTTGACGAAAGAGATTTCTACAAGTAGTGGAGATGGAATCGAACTTAGTGGAAAGGCAGTATTAGGTGGAGGTAAAGCTATAGCCACTGGAGCTAGAGCAGCGTTATCAGGAGGAGCTCGATTAGCTTCAGTAGCATTACCTTATGCTGCTCCTGCTGCCATTGCTTATGGTGCCGCTAACGTCGTTGATTATGGAGTAGGTAAACTGGGTATTGGAAAAGATGCAGAAGGCAATGACATTGCTGTCAACGCAGAACAAGATGATAAGAATTGGGAGAAAATGACCACATTCCAGAAGCTTCAATCTGGTTTTGCCCGTGGCATTGAAAAGACTGGATCGTTTGTTGGATTGAGTAATATAGCAAGAGAGGCTCAGGCGAAGAGAATTGAAAGTGAAACAAAGTACCTCCAAAAACTAGAGCCAGCGCAGGCGCCTTCAATGGCCAATATAGTAGAAGGCCAATCAATTGAAGTTGGAACATCCAAACAATCAATATCATCTGCTCCAGTAGTAATCAATGCACCCCAGAGTACCAACATCGATAATAGTACCTCAAACTTCGGCGGTAAGCCAGTTACGAGGAATACTGATTCCACAATGTCAGATCTCAATCGATCACGATACAGGTTCGCATAAACAAAAAGGGGCCAATGGCCCCTTTTCTTTAGATCAGTTGATCTTACTCTTCAGCGATTGATTTGAAGTAGGACATCATATCCTCGTCATCATCTTCATCTAGACCAGCTGCTACAGCCTTGCGTGGCTGAGGAGCAGGTTTGGATGGCCGAGCAGGTTTGGCAGCAATAGTTTCAACTTCTTCGTCTTCGGCAGTTGCAGCCTGATATGCCGTCTCTGCCATTGAAGTACCAGAAAGTACTGCATCGAGCTTAGCCTTCAGCTCATCGTATGTCTTGAAGTTCTTAGGATCAAGAAACTCGTTCAGGTCGTACTGCTGCTTAGCAACATCAAGGATCTCTTGATCGTCGTCGGCTACAGCAGATACAGACTCAAACTCTGATGAGTCGTAGTTTGGATACTTGTCAACTACTTTCATCCGAAGCTTGAAGTTAGCACCTTCCCAGTAATCGAACACATTTACAGGATCCTCGTCCTCGAATGTTGGTCGAGCTTTCGCCATGATCTTGTCGAAAATCTTCTTACCAAACTTATAGAGGAACACCTTACCGTTGTTCTCTGGATGCTTTGGATCATTGACAACAAGAATGTTAGCAATGTAGTTCAGCTTACGCTTTTGGTTGCGTGCCTGCTTCCGCTCAGGTGAGTTATCATCACCAGAAGCATTCCACAACTTCATATTCAGCTCGCCAACAGGATCAGGCTTGCCGATTGTCGTCAGTGAATTCTCAATATACCACCGACCAGTCGGGCCCTTGAAACCATGAGACCATACCTTGACCCAAGGTAGCTGATCTTGATTTGTGTTGGGGAGAAAGCGGATCGTTGCTGTTGCGTTGCCCGCCTTGTCGCGCTCTGGTTTCCAGAAACGAGTGTCTTCATAAGACTTAGTGCTGGATTCTGGATTAGTGCTCTTCTCAAACTCCTGAGACATCTTGCTGAAGCTTGAGTTCCGTGATGCGCGTAGTGATTTTAGATTTAGTTCCATTTTGTATTTCCTTTAAACGTAGTATTGACGTAGTATTGCGTATGATTCATTACAAACTTACTCTTCACGTGTCTTATTTATAATGATCTCATCCTCAATTGAAACTCCATCGTCAAAAATATCATCTTCGTCTTCTTCATAGACATTGATGTACTTCATGCCACCAGTCTTTCGATTATTTGCATGGCGATGGTGTTTGCCTCGACGGCTGCCTTGATGTTCATCATCGAATGATGGTTGATGCCGAACTGTCTTACCCATGATACGTGCCTTGTTGCTCCTCTTTAAATTGCATATAGGCGTCTGCTACCTTCTGCTTATCAAACTTAACGAACCCAGCAGACTTTTCAATCTTTGAGAGCTCGCTATCTAACAGCAAAGCCACGTGAGGACTCTGCTTAAACTTCGAAACAACTCCGTCCAACTTATTAAGGATGACCATTGTCTCTAACGTGATTTGTTTAGCCATGTATAATTGTAACACATCGGGGATTTTATTTCCACTAAATTCATACTGAGCTCCAGACTCAGCAATTGTACTGAGGTCGTCACGGAAAATCTTAGTCATTGATTGACGACGTCGAAGATACTCTTTGTAGTTGGTCATCCCAGAGTTCGGATCATACACAACATCAGGATTGTCGTACATGAAGTTTGATGCAATGTACTGAATGTACTCTTTCTCGAGTTTAAACTGACGAGCCAACTTCTCGAAGATCATCCGATCGTTCCTACCAACAAACTTCTCCATGGAACTTTTTACACGGCCATTGGTAACGAACACATCGTACTTCTGGGAAGTGAAATGAAGCTTCACTGCCGTGTAGTATTTGAATGCTCTAAACCCGTCCATTATACATCCAGCTGTGCTTGTTCAGGGAGGTAGTTGAGATTGCGAAAGTCTTGTTCAAGTTTCTCACGAAGAGACTTGTTGATCTTCGATGCGATATCTTCTGGTTCAAGACTATGCTCATTGCAGTACTCGAGTGTTGCCTCGAGATAAGTTACCTTATGATCGACTGCATACTTCTCAATATAAAGAGAAAGTTCGTTTGCAGTCCTAAAAACATTTTCCATTTATACCCCTGCTTTGTTGATGTAAAAGTTAGTCACGCGGATCAAGTCATTCAACGTGGAGTACTCAGATAGCATCATCTTGTATGTCTTCCACTCATCTGTGTCAGTATCTCGCTCATCCATATTCGAGTTCGATAGGAACACGCTAAAGAACTTGTCCATTTTCATCTTAGCCACAACGAGTTTATTGTAGGTGTTGTTTAGTTCGGTTGCGGATTCATCTTTCAGAGATTCACGGATCAGTTTATAGTTCATGTTATCGTCGCATGGAAGCCAAGTCTTTGGCCTCTTCTTGTTTGAAAATAGGAATGGCATTCGACTTGTGGAGAGTCCCAATACCAAGTAACTTATCACCAGTATACATCAGAACATCTTTTTTGACACCGTTGCCAATTCCATCGCCGAGACTAGGAATCGGTTTCGTTTCGCGAATGTAAGGTCCCGTTGATGTCACAGTTACACCACGAAGACTTCGTTTGAGAGCTCGCTGCTCTTTCAGCATTGCCTTACGAGCCTCGAGTTGTTTCTTGGACAGGTTTGATCGTTGATTAGTATATATCATTTTACAATTGTCTCACACAATTGAATATTATTCAACGATCGACTCAAGCCAATTCTGATGAGACTGAACAACCTTTGCCTTAGCAGCAGGAGACCAGACAATCTCATCACAGCGACCATTGACGTAGGTCAAGACACGGTACTCAGCTCCTAGCGATTCGAGATCGTTAACGAGCTCAGACATTTCATGTTGATCTTCGACAGTCATACTGAAGATGAAACTTTGGTTGTTGAATTGAACTTCTTTGTAGTCTTTCATCATTTTCTCTCTTTGAATTTAAGCAGGAATCCCAAGACCAGCGAGACAATCTCGCGTGGTGTAGAATGAATCGCGGCCATCGCGAGTAGCTGCAATTTCGACGGTCGCGCCGATCTCACTGATCAGGTGCATCTTACGATTGTTGTACTCCACCGTAACATCGTTGATTTCGAAATAGTCGCCAAAGTCTTCACGAAGCAGTTGACGAGCTATATAAAGCGACTCTGCAAACAACATCACATTGAGTTGTTTTTCTTCGCCCTCAATACTGAGGTTGTACATCACTAGGGAATTCATAACCTTGCTTTCACTTTTCATCATAAGTACATTATCCGACAAATCGGAATTAATGTCAACGGCCATCTCATCCGCTGCAATCTGCAGCTCGCTGTTGATGTCCCAGAACTGACCCTCTTGTCGAACGGTATCCGTCCACCGTGCGAACTCAAACTCGAATTCCATAACATCTGCAGCATTCCAGTTCTCAGGATACATAATCATTTACCTTGTTGATGGAGTTTGTTGGCGTTCAGCTTGACCATAGATTCGACATGCTTCAGAAACCGCTTCTGCGAAGCTTTGCTTTCGCGTCGCAGGAAGCTCGTGATCGTACCATGAAGATACCCTTGAGCGTAGTGGCGATCTTCGCTGTCGAGCAGTCGATTGAGAGTATTCATCTGCTTGTCAATCTGATCTACGAGGGTGATTTCGATCGCTGGCTGTTTCATTTCATCTCTCCGTTCTTTCACTGTAGGGACATTATCACATAATTCGGAATTAATGTCAACAGCGGGGAAATGCCCGACTATTTTGGTAGGGTATTTTGATCAACCCCGAAAGATGCCTTGATGGATTCGATGCAGTAGCTACGGAATGCGTCTTCGATCTGATTCCGGTAATCTTGGTAGCCAGGAGGAACACCTTCTACGATCTTAACACACTCCCGAACAATCAACTCGGCGAACTTATTCCTATCGAATTCCCAATGTGGTGATCGCTCACTATACAACGGCTCGTTGGTATGAGTCCAACACTGTTCAGCAAGTTCACGAATTCGTTCGTTCATTCTTCAACACCGAAACTATCCAATATTGCGGCACCAATATTCTTCCTACCTTGATGCTCCATAAGACCAGCAGTAATCGCACATTCCCTGACAATCAACTCGGCGAACTTTTCTTCCCATAAGAGATCGTACAAATCATCTCCAGCAAAATGCTGGTCACACCACACATCGGTCTGTTGGGCCAATTTAAGAAATCGTTCGTTCATACTACACCTTAGTTACTGAGCATAATCAATTTTTGACCAATCACAATCATCCATGATATCTACTTGAATGTTAGGATGATCTTCAGCTTGTTTTAAGATACCAGCCAACACCGAATACCCATATCCAGTTGTTCGGTAGTTGTTCTTGTGGCATCGGTATATCGACCCTGAGTATCCTTTGAATAAGTAACAGTTGCCATCCTCTTCAACACTAACGATACCGCTATTGATCTTCCACGATTCGCCTTGAGTGTATCCACCGTACCACTGGGCAAATACTTTGTATGTGATCATATTCAAAGTATCTTCAACGAACCTAACGATCACCCAAGCATCGGGTGTATACTCTGTAGAATTCATATAGTCGCCTGCAGTGGTAAATTTTAGGTCGTTCATTATTCAATACCAAAATGCTCAAACATCTGCCTAACCGCTTGGCTATTTTCATCACCAACAAATGGTGCGCATTCCAGAACAATCAACTCGGCGAACAGTTTCTTATCAAAAATCTCCTGCCTGTAATCAGGATCATCGGGTTCAATCACCCGGGTTGCTTGCTGGATCAGTTCTTGAATTCGTTCGTTCATTATTTCCGCCCCCACGCTTGATCTTGACACTTCTTCCAAGTCTTTGCGACCCACTCGCTCATCTCTTGGGGTGTGATTGGCTTGTTCATAGTTCACCCCTTGAAGTAGTCTACCACACGACCACGACCTGCGTCAATAACTCTAGCCAGAATGTGCTCTCCGCCTAGTTGAGCCTTGGCGAACATTCGGGCTTCATCGAGGTCATCAAAGTAAAGAACCTCGTCAGTCCAGGGATCGGTGGTACCATAGTAGGTACCGTCAACATCTTGGAGTTCAACATAGAATTCAGTCATCACATAACCTCCCACCAAATATCAGGATTCTTTTTCTTACGATCAGTCCAGTACTTGATAGCCCATTCAATGTCGGTCTCAATCGCAATCGGAACCCGATTGCCAGTAACCGGATGCTTCCACGTGCCGATGTAGACTTTCATCATAATCACAGCACTTCCTGTTCGAGGATCTCAGTAGAGTAGCGGTCACCATACTCAGAGCAGACCGCCTTCTCATAGGAATCATATACGCCGCGAACGACACCAGCAAACATTACAATGTAAACCTTCATTTCTTGCTCCGTTCTTTCACTGTAGAGACATTATCTGATAATTAGGATTTAATGTCAACACAGAGCTCACGTGTGTTTTCTGCAGGAGAAGCGAGTGATTTAGGAGGTCGAAGGGGTTGTTGCGGAGTTTCTGTGATCTCCCCTCCGTGCGATTGCTGGTACATTTCTGCCATTGACTTGATGTAAAATTTCATTACTTTACCTCGTTTCGTAACCAGCGTGTATCGCATCACATTACTCCTTTACCTAAGATATTAGATGATTATGGATTTAATGTCAACTCGCCTTCTTTTTCGCAGCAGGGCGCGTTGTCGCTTTCTTCTTCGCTTTGGCTGCAGCGTTGTCTTTCCTCTCTGCAGCCTTTTGCTTCGCTTCGAAGAACTGAACTCGCTTAGTCATTCGCTGTTTAATATCTTCTGCATCGAACCAAAGTTCAACACCAGCTTTGACTTGAGCCATTTCCTCCTTTGTGAGGAACCCTTCATATGTTTCGGCGAGGATCTTTTCTACTTGACGAACGGTAAATTCCGTATGGAGTTTTACGTTGCCAGCTGTTCCAACAGATCCGAAAGATGCTGTGTGGACCATTGAGTATGCACTATCCAATACAATCACCTCATCGCAATACATCGAAATAATTGATGCTGCTGAATGACATGCACCAACAAGGACGGCTGTCACTTTTGCTGGTGTGTTCTTCAGGCCTTCGATGATCGCCATAGCAGTATCAAGCTGACCACCTTCTGAATTGATGATTAGGTTGAATACATCGTCATCCCCTGCATTAAACAGGAGGGAAATCAACTCACGATATTCAGAAGGATCTCCAATGCTACCGTCAAGGAAAACATCGTGATGTTGGTAGCTATGGACTACCGAGTTGATATACTGGTCACCCTTAAGAAGAGCTGCCAGAGACATTGGACTGCCTAGATTTTGTTCTTTCATTATCCACTCCATAAAAAATGTGCTGGCCGATTCTGGCTGTGACCCTCAAGTTTGTCATTCCTAGTTCGCTTTTGTGTACATAATCAGCATGGTAAAATAGTGCACCACGGGTGATATCAGGAAGGGTACGATAATTTATAAAAACATCATGCGCGATCTTCCAAATTTCTTGATATGTTTCGCGATTGAAGGCTCTTCTTACAGCAGTCATTCGCGACCTCTCATCACACCACCAGGAGAATTGGCAAACAGGGCCAACTTGTTGTTTAACCACTTCACAAACGGTCTTTGGAAATCTGCGTGAAGTAGCCCGGTTCATTGTGACAAACGCTACTGCACGTTTGCCTTCTTTACTCTCTGAACGCGCTTCGAAATAGATGTTGGCAGCCAGACAATCAATCTGCGCTTTCATATGTTCATCGATGTGCGTCTGTTTATATGTATGGGTAGTAGGCTCCTTGTTAACAGAAACAATTTCAGCTTTCACAGGCTTACTATCCTGCGTGGATCCAATGGTCAATAAAGTCGTCAGGAATGCGGCAATGCAAGCAGATAGATTTGGTTGCATGATCTTCCTTATGTTGTAGGGTAATATTGTAATAATACCCGGTTAGTGAAGTACAGTCAAATATAAATATTCAACAACAAAAATGGACTGTACACGAAAATGAAACAGTACGATATCGACAGAGATGGCATTGTGACATCCCAGGATATTGATAATGCAGATCACATCAGTGAAATAGTTCTACGAGAAGAGAAAGCTGCCACGCAAAAAAGAATGGCGTGGGTTGCCTTCGCTTTAATGGCAGTGTTTACTGCAGTTCTCTTTTCACCGATTGTAACAGACGCGCGAGTCCACGCTTTAGCAGACTTGTTGGGTCTATTTTACATTGCCCAGGCAGGTATTGTGGGCGCATACATGGGCGTCACAGCTTGGATGTCTAATACTGCATCCAGAAGTTCAAGTTACGGTTATGGTGGGCCAATTGCCCCTAAACCAGCAGATCCTAAAGACACTTCTCGATTCAGGGCTCCAGACCCCGATGATGTTCCGCCACCTAAAGGGCGCTGAACTGATCTCTTAGTTCTCGGAACTTAAAGATCCAATCATTCCTCTTTTCTTGGAATATCAACGGGTCATGGTCATCAACGCCCATGATAATCAGAAGTCTTCCAACAGGAATTCCTGTTAACTCCTCAAACATAACTGCATATGCCGAAGTCTGCATAAAGTAGTCATGAATCCAATCTCTTTGCTTAGGCTTTGATGCAGTCTTAAAATCAATCACATGCAGCTTGCCTTCATACTCAGCAATACAATCAACTGTTCCAGCCACCTTAAGATGATGTGAATATAGTTGTGTCTCAAGGCAGTGAATATTATTTATCTTATCCAGAAATGGCTTGATAGAATTGAACACCTCAACATCCGGCAGCGATGGCTTAGCATAGCCAGTCTTCAGATAATCCTCACAAAGAGTGTGTACAGCAGTACCACGCTTTGATGCCTTTTTGCTGATCTGGTTAGCCTGCTCATGTCCTACCCTATTCCGCCACTCCTGTATGTGCTTAGCTTTGTGTTGGCCAACAACAGTAGTGACAGAGGGATATGCGTTCCCGTCGGGAGTCTGATAGAGTCTGCCTCCATCAGAATCCACACGCACTAATTTTGGAATGTCATGGTGAATAAAAGTCTTCATGCAAAATAGTTCATAATTTTATCGTAGTATGCTTGCCGATGATCAAGACCATTGTAGCCTCCGTTGACGGCCTTGGTCATTCTCCGAACATCTCTATCATCAGCATACACATTAATGTTATTAATTGTCCAGTACCATGTTGCAGTCGCAATCGACACACTCTTATCATTAATCAAGACGTCAGGATCTTCCATAATGAAATCTTCATTTCCTGGATAGACATCACGAGCAAAATGTAGGTAGTTGTTTCTGCCCGTCAGATGGATAGGTCCTCGTCCACGAAACTTCCAACCATCCTCTGTCTCAGCAGGACCATTACCCATCCGATTGCCATATGCATAGCTGGCAACTAGAACTGGTTTGTAGTGGCATTTGTTGGCTAGTTCTCGATTAAAGATTCGTGGCCACACTTGCATCATACGATCGGCAGAGTAGTTCATGTTCTCTTCGAACCATCGCCAGCCACCTGTCTCAGCACCACATTGAGACAGAAATCCAGCTACACGATCAAGCGTATCGATGTCAAATGTTGGGAGAGTTACGTTTAGCGCATCAACCCATTCATCAGCTTCAATTGCAGTGGGAAATACACTCTTAAAAAATTCAGATGTTATTTGCATTTTCCTATCCTTGAGAGTCCATTATATCTTCGTATTTAAGTTTAGCTAAGATGTAATCACGAACTAATGAAGAACGAACGATATCATCTACCGTGAATTCAATCCTCGTGAATGCTTCCATGTGATATGCAATATCGAAGAACTTTAAGATACCACTAACATCATTCTTTTTCTTGTTTAAGTCTGTCTGGCGATAATCTCCACACCAGATGATTTTCGATCGATACCCAACTCGAGTCATAACAGTATCGATCTCTTCGTAAGTCAAGTTCTGCATCTCATCAACAATAATGATTGCATCATCAAACGACATCCCGCGAATGAACGACGTGGAGATGAATTCGATGTGATGTTGCTCTTCGAGTCTATCCCATGCATCTTTCCTACCAAAAAGAGTTTCGCAGATTTGTCTGTATGGTTGTTGATAGATCTCCATCTTTTCATTCACGTCACCAGGAAGATGACCAATCTCTCTTCCCTGCACTGCTGAGCGAACAACAATAATTTTATTGAAAGGGTTGGATTTGTCTAGGACTTCTTCAATCGCCTTATACATGGCACAGAAAGTTTTACCAGTACCGGCAACACCATGTAGAGCTATAAAGTAGTCTCCTGTCTTGTATGCTTCGAAGAACTTCTTTTGATTTTCCGTAAGAGGGTCGAAAGTCTTTAGGTCGTCTATCCTTAATTTAAGGTGATTGTTTGGTTTGATTGGTTTTACATTATCTTCTTCTTGTTCAGATACTTTTACAGCACGACGAGCCATCTGATTCCTTTCAAATGTTGGTTGTCCTATTTAGAACACTCCCGGGAGTTGTTGCGTGAATTTTTTGAAGCACCTCTTTGAACCCACCACTATTTTTAACACCTATCCGAATAGGGTCTGCGGCAACTGGTGCGGCCAATATAACTTGCTCGAGATGTGGATTGTCTTTGAGGAATTGTTCCCTACCTGACATTGACATCACCATCTCAGTTACTTCACCTGACCGCTTGTCTCTAAAATTATATGTTGGCATAAAATCCCTTAACAATGATTATCCGTGGGGTCAAAAATATCCAGGAGATTACCGCATATCCAGTTGGCAAACTTACCACGCCAGCTGTTTGGATCAGTTTCTATGTAACGCTTCAAGCGAGCCGTAACAAGCCACTCTCTCGGAATATCTAAAAACACTACAGATGCAATTGTAATATTACTCAATGCATCTACTAACAGACCAAGGAACAACCAAGGCCCGCCAAGTATATATGTTGTTGTGGATAGCTTCTTGTGTAGATGAGCTCTATACAACCCCATCACCAACACATACAAAGACCAAAACGCCCACAAGTATACAATTAAGTAAAGTACAATCATGTCCCCTCTTCCTCTTTTTTGTTTACAAGAATGGCATCGTGCTTAAGCACGATGTTACTATAACCCGATGGCGTTCGCGATAGAAACTCCGTCTCGTACTCACACAGCAATGGTACATCTTGTCCTACCATACCAGCATACCACATGCGAGAATCGCTACATTTTAAAATACGGATTACTTTCATATATATCTTCCCGTAAACAAAAAAGGGAGCCGAAGCTCCCTAAGAAACTCTAAACTACTCTATGTTACTTCTGGACGTTGTAGTAGTAAGTAGTCGCTCCAGCTTTCTGCATCTCGAGCTCAGTCATAAACGCGTTGATGATCTCACCACGCGACTTACCTTGCTTAGTAAGATTGATGAACAACTCACGAGCTCGAGCGAGCTTAGAGTTTGCACGAGCATTGCGCTCGACTTTCACCTTAGCAGGCTTAGGTGCTTTGACAGCTTTCGCCTTAGCAGGCTTAGCTACCTTCTCCTTCACTGCTTTGACGAGCTTCGTCTGCTCAACAGCAGGTTCGTCTTCCGGAATCTCAGGCAGAGACATTCCAGTCATAAGAGAGATGTCACCCTCCGCTTCCGGATACTTCTGGATGAGAATCTCACGAGCCTCTTCGGTCGTATAGGACTGAACGAGGTGGTTAAACATCGCTTGCATCACTTGTTCGCTAACCATAGTATAACTCCTTAGGATCAAAAAATTACTGCACGTTCGGCTTGGTCACAACCACAGGGCTCGGCTTGCGAGCTTTCTTCTTAGCAGCGAGACCAACGGTTCCTACTTCCTTCGACAAGTTCTTCTTATACAGTCGATCGAGGCGGTCCTCGAGTCGCTGGATCGCAGCCTTACGCTTCACCTCACGAGCTTCACGCTTCGCTTGGACAGCAGCAGCCTTAGCAGCCTTCAGTCGAGCAACTTCATCGTTGATCATCTGATCAACACGGTCGCGTTCTTGTTTGAGGTTCGAAATGGTTTCGGCAATCGCCATCAGTTGTTCAGTCGTCATCATAATATAGTTCCTTTCAGGTTAGGTGCAGATCACTTACTACAAGACCATTATAGGTCAAATTGGAATTAATGTCAACAGCGGACACTCGTCACACACTCGTGCTCGAGGAGCACACGGCACACCGGTTCGCTGCGCCAGCGAAGCGAAATCGGCTCCTCGAGCACAACGGTGTGTTGAACTTTGCCGCCGTACTTGACGCGCGACAGTTCGACACGACCCTTGACAGGGTATTCACCCATGTACTTGCCTTCAACAATCATTCCTTCAAAATTCCACATCACGTTTCCTTATTCAGTATGATCATTATAGGTCAAATTGGAATTAATGTCAACGGTCGTTATCGCGGGGATTTACAGCGAAAAGTGCCAGCACAGCCGCGATAATAACAACATACAACCCAAACCAGATGCAGAATGCAGCAAATACACTCACATTATTCTCCTTTACTGCAGATGTACACTACGATACATCCAGCGATAGTCAGCGACAGAACCAACGTCCAGTCGAGAAGCGTTGCAGAAGCAGGAAGCTCGGTGATCCCACCAGCACCGCCAACAGCCATCAACAAGCCAGCAACAAATCCAATCTTTTTCATAAAATCATCCATAGCGTGTTTCTTCAGTATGATCATTATAGGATAAATCAGAATTAATGTCAACCGGTGAATTTTGCGGTGTGTTTGCACGATCCACGAAAGCGTCCTGCAGGGCAGGAACAGGTGTAGTTTCCGTCTCTCAGAGCAACAGTGTACACTGCACCCCTCGATCCCTTCACATACCAGGTATCCGTCTTATCCCTTGTCCGGACAAGGACCTTGTATGTTCGACCTCTCCAGCTCATCTCGAGCGGCTTCGTGAACAATTGAGGAAACTTCTCACCAACCTTGATGTAGCCATACGCATACCTCATATCATCCGACATGATGTACTTGTGGTTGGGAAAGTCTTCTGCCCAAACAGTGGTTTCTTGTACTGTAATCATAAGTACATTGTAGGGCATTTGGGAATTAAAGTCAACAAGCGGATTTTACGTCAGTTTTGCGCGTAATCTTGAGTGTGATGGTAGAGCAGACTTCAGAAACTCCATCTGATCAGCAAGGATCTTCCTGTTGCACATAATCAACCCCTCTTCACGACATGGAATGTATGGAAGATAGAGAAGAGACATTCCACACTCTTCAAGAAGGCGATCATCCTTCTTGTTGTTGCAGCGTCTACATGAGGTAACACAATTCATCCAGGTATGACCACCTCCACGTGACTTTGGAGTGATGTGGTCATTAGTAAGATCACGGTACTCACACTCTTCACCACAGTAAGCACAAATGTTCAGATCTCGGCCGAACAATGTACGGTTGGTCAGCATCAGGGGCTTTCGTTTTGGATGGTGGGTCCCTCTAACAGCTATGATCGATGAGAATGAAACTCGAGATCTGTTTCCAGATAGTTTGTTCTCACCGCCGTGCTTGGTCCACGACCAGTCCCCTGTTTCCCATGCTACAACGTCTTTGACTTTATATGTTACAGCATCCTGCCAGGTCGACCAGTGTGTCGGCGTTCCGTGTTCGTTTAGTGTAAGTATCAATGGGGTCATTTGAATCACTAACTCATGTTTGTGGGGGTATTGGATAACAAGGAACCCCCGAAACCCCGCTTAGCCGATCAAGCAGCTAAGGCAAATACCTCATCGTTGGCATTTGTGGTTATTGCTTCTACGACCGGGTAATCCCAATCCTAACGACTTTCGCATTGCCGAACTGTCCACTCTGTTACTCATTGCCCTGTCGAACCTATTTCGCCCCCATCAAAAGTAATCTAGTTTGGATTCGAACCTTGTCCATGTATTGTCTACCTGCACGTCCCACCGTACTGGCCAGATTACTTTTGGTGGAGGCGGCGAGGCACTGCCCCCCGCGTCCAGAACACTTTTCTCTTTGCTTCATACAGTCATTCTTATAATATCTCAAACCTCAAATTAGCGTGGTCTGGATATTGTACTGCCACTTCTCCTTCAGGACATTTATAATTGATATGCCCCAAAAGAGTTGCTGTTCCTTTTGCTATCATACTACGGTGATCTTTATCAATAGTAAAAGTGTATGCAAAGGTGTCAACTCTATGATTAGCTGGCCCAGAAAACTTCGTGACACTGGGTGTAGCTGGGTGAGCGTGATACTTGCTATCTTTTACTTCAATCGCGAATCCTGTCACATCACAATCATTTCTTAGTTTTTCTCGAGCTACTACTACATCAAACGTACCATCAACTGGTCCACTTGATATACGAAAATGTTCAGGGTGCCACTTTAAAATTTCTTTCGATGCTATCTGCTTCCATACTTCAAAACCGCCACCTAACATTGCAAATGTCGCTGCGATAACACCCAAGACTTTCTTCAAGCCTTCGATGTCTAGGGAAAGCATTGATCCTCCTTTGATGAAAGTTAATCGTATTCACGTAACCATGTAATTATTTAGTATGACCTTTATGGTCACTAGATTCTTGTAGTGTAAAATATTATCACTCATTGAATTGATGCTGTCAACAATCCTTTGACGGACCTCGAGGTCACTGAACACAAGATCCAATGGCTTAACATCTACTCGAACGAAGAACAGACTGCTATCCTGATCTAGTGGAATTGATGTCTGCCTTTCTGTTCTGAAATATAGATCACTGATAGTTTTAGGAACACTTTGAGGTTTTGACTTTGGATGCTGACTTAGTGAAGCACTGTTTGTGATAGTCCATACAGATCTCTCGAATGGTTGCCTGCACATCGCTTCTGCGATTCGACTCGATGCATTGACTAACTTCTCCCCATCAGCAACGGCCTCATGTATAGATGTAAGAGACATTCCTAACCGTTCTCGAGGAACCCAACTACTTGGAAAACAGAAACAAATTGCCGTCAGTATCCCTTTATGAAGAATAGCAACATCTTCTTCGAAGTTTAATGCAAAACTCGCAATATTGCTGGTACGATTAACTTTACACAATTCACTTGCTTTTAACACCAGGTCGCCACCACCTTCTAACGAACCATACAGATCAGTACCCCACATGATCATCTCACATACTTTGTTGTACCCTAGTCGAGGTGATACTGTAAACAAAGGCCCACTAGCCTTCTGCATATGTGGGTTGGTTGTGTAGGGTACCTTGATCTCAACCATCGATCAGACCTTGAATAAACCAGATCGGTACTTGTCTGTTCGTCCATCTTGCAAATCGTGCTTTCTTCTCTACATAGAACTTCTTGTACGAGGATAGAGAATCACCCAACACTTTACATTCGTCAGGCATTGCCGGAGTTGGAGATGTAAATGGTTTGCCGCTAATTGTAGAGGGACAACGATATAATACCTCCCTGTACTGCTCACATGCATGCCTTCTACCGTAACGATGCGTATACTCTTCCAAGAGACATATCCACATATCGTAGAGCCATCTATAGTTCTCTTTACTCGCGCGAGTCCAGATAGCAGAGGGATGGTTAACATGAGAGGCCTTCATTAGGCTAGATTCTAATAAAGGGTGTTGCCATCTTCGAATCTTGCGGCCGCTCGACGTCAAGCTAACATATTCTTGACCATCAAGAATTCTGTGTGCTGTTGACATCAACTGAGCATATTCGATAATCATCTTCACGACATGCTTATCGCAATGCATCTCAGCACAAGTCTTAGGATCAGAGTCTAAGTAGAAGATGTTCATGATATAAGTGGCCTGCCCGGCAGGAATCGAACCTGCGACCCACAGCTTAGAAGGCTGTTGTTCTATCCCCTGAACTACGGGCAGAATAAATTAGCAGCCTTCGTCTCTGGCAATATCAGCTAGAATCTCTTTAGTGAGAACATCAACAGCAGAGAGTACACATTCTTCTGTACTCAGGATGTCTTGATAGTCGTTTGACTTTCGTTTGAAGATCAGATCGTAGTTGTCACGATACGATTGAGTAGTACCTTTTGTTTGAATACTATCACCTGTAATATCGTTCTTTGCTACCATAATAAACTCCTAATGGTGGTCTCCGAGGTGGGATTCGAACTCACGTTATTCCTCATCCCAAATGAGGTGCCATAACCGGACTAGGCGACTCGGAGATTTTAATCTTACTGAACTACGATTTGGACAGTGCGCACACAATTGCACTCGGGAATAAACACGTTAACATTTCGATAGTTCACTACCGGCTGTGGCATGACATAATGAGGTTGCTGGTAATAAACTGGAGCAGGAGGAACATAAGCAGGAGCCGTGTACACAGGCGCTGCATAGACAGGAGTCGTAGCAGCCCCAATGGCAGCTCCAACAATGAAACCTCCAACCAACGGTGCTACCCAACCATGATTGTGGTGACGATGACCGTGAGGGCCCGCAACAGCCACAGTGGCAGCAGAAGCAATCACGACACCAATAAGAAGTTTCTTAAACATAGTTTTACATCCTTGTGTAGTATATGTACATTATAACACAAGACATATTTATTGTCAACAGGTGAATTTACAGTGTTTTTGTGCCGCCTTCGTATGGTTTTGCTAAGTTAGACTCTAACATCAATCCCGATACATCTTTACCCTCAACTTCAATCTCAGCAAGATAATACCCCCACTTAGTTGCTTTCTGAGTACATACGACAACACTTTTATTGAGAGCAATACTCTGTAAAAGTTTTTTGGCTTCTTCAAAGCCTGGTGTACCACGTTCTGGGGTATCGATGTGAGCAATACGAAGTCTCTGTACTGTTGTGAGCTTAAATCCAAGATCAATCACTGCATCGACAGTATCTCCGTCAACCACATTTGTAATCTTTGCATTATACTTGTACATCTTACTTCTCCGTAACTTTCTGGGCTACATTGCCAGTGATATATGCTGCAACTGTGGCAATCACTACTGCAGAGTATACACCATCTGCAATCAATCCAAACTGGACCAAGAAGTGGCTAGAGGCCAAACTTAGTAGTGCAAGGATAAATTTTCTACTGATGATTTTATCTACCATAACATCCTCATGAAGTTCTATTACCGCTGTTATAACCAATGATGCATGAAGCAACAGCGTCTTTTGTTGTTTTGATTAGTGTAAATGATTTAGTTTCTTCATTTGACCACAATGAAAGGATGGTGCCGTTATCTTCAATGATAGTCCACTTCATCTTCTCTTTGTACTTATCAATTTCCTTTAAGACGTCGGAAGTAGGACCACAAACAACCTCTAGATCATACTTAAAGAAATTTTTAAGACTATCGTTAGGTCGTGCACTAGCAATAGTTGGGAGTACTACAAGTGCAGCTAAGATGTATTTTAACATCATGTGATCCTTGATGTGATGCTTCAGTAAAAGTTATATATGGGTGCAGAGATATAACTTTTACTGAAGCATGGGGTGGTGCCCCTGGTTGGAATCGAACCAACGACCTGCCGCTTATCTGGCGCTGACGGGGTATAAATCCGCTGCTCTACCGCTGAGCTACAGGGGCATGAAGAGGAGATTTCTCTCCTCTTTTCTAACCCTAGAGCTTAGCCAAAGACCTTCTGCATGAAGCGGCCTGCCGTTACAACACTACGAGTTGGTGTACCAAAGCGATAGAACACCTTGACACGACCCTTTGTATCCTTACGCTTGTTGGCGTAGATTGAATAGCCCTCATCGCGAATTTCACTGATTCGTGCAGCAACAGTAGCCCGGGTAGTTTTGTACTGAGCAGCAAGTTGAGCTGCAGTCTTCTGCTTACCCTCGATAACTAGTTGCACAAAAATCTTATCTTTCATTGACAGTTCCATACTATTCTCCTTGAGATTATAAAAAGTACTCTTTCAAGTACATGACCATTATAACACAGAACACAACTTCATTCAAATTTATTTTGTGTTCTTCTATGTGTGCACGATCTCTTTGATGTTGGTGAACGAGATTGCGTGCTCACATATCCTACACGGTTTTGCCAAAAGAGGCTGGCCGCTTTTACCATAACGCATGATAACAATCTTATGCGCTTTATTCAGATCCCTGCATCTTGCGATCGCGTGGATCTCTGCATGAACAAACACTTTATAGTCTTCTCCGACATCCTTAGCATACTTAGCCTGTAATGGGTGGGTCTTCACGTATGAATTCCTACCCATGCTCAACAAGTTGCCACGCTTGTCGTAAATCAAAGCTGTAATATCATGTTTACTCATATCCGTACATAATACAGTGTACAGGATTAAATGTCAAGTTTATTTTCGTTTAACTGCTCGACTAGGTCTTCAACATCAAGGTCCTCAACGATGTCGTAATACTCATCCTTAGCGATTACTTCTTTCATCCACTCGAGTACTTCCGGGTCTACTTTGGTCTGCATGTTGTGTTCCTTTTACTTCTTTAGTTGACTATCAATCCACTTTTGGGCTTCGGGTGTGTGATCTTTCGATGATACAACCTTGCCGAAATGCTTGTGAATCTTATCCAAGCGGTCGAGATGTTTCTTTCTCTCTTCAGGTGTTGCCTTTTGCATGTCGATTGAGTTGTCCACACTGTGGAAGTGGCTCCCGAACATATCCTTATAATGATCCTTTGATTTGTGAACATTTGTCCACTTTTCTTGTCTGACCTCTTCTGGCACCTCGCGGCCGCCTAACTGGCCACGCATTACGTTTCGTTTTTTTGATGTCTCATTATCGGTGTGAACGAAGACCATGTGAGTCTGGTATCCCATCGACTCGAGGTGGTCTTTCATTGCTTTGATCTTGTGATGGTCGTCGCCGGTACCGTTAATGATTATACCATTCCTACCATGCTCCGAAAGCTTCTTTTTGAGCTCCGCAGTATGCTTTGCTTTAACGCGAATTACATCTCTCTTAGATTGTTCATGCTCTGGCATCTTAGGATCTAGGCCGTGCTTCTTCATTAGATGTTCAAGAGGAACATCAGAGTTGATTTCCCGTAGACCATGTCCTGCTAATGTCTTATGCATTACATAATCTTTGCCTGAACCAGGTGATCCGGCCATGAATACGGCTCGGAAGATCCCTTTGTCGTGAACTCCCTCTTGAATAACTAAGTACTGTTTAAAGTTTAACATGGTTGTATCCCATACAGACAATGTAATGAGACTATTTATGGCTCCCCGACGTGGACTTGAACCACGGACCCAAGCATTAACAGTGCTTTGCTCTACCGACTGAGCTATCGAGGAATTGTATGGTGGACCGGCGGAGGATCGAACTCCGACTAAAGGCTTGCAAAGCCCCTGTGCTCCCATTATCACTACCAGCCCATATTGAAACACACTGGTACTTCCCTTCTCAGGGGCAGGAAGTTTATGGCTGTTGCCCCACTCCAATACCAACCAATGTGTTTTAAAATGGAGCGGGATAGGAGAATCGAACTCCTTTAGCCAGCTTGGAAGGCTGGAACTCAACCAATGAGCCAATCCCGCAAGGTGCTTCCTCTCTGCGGCGGTAATTATAGTGCATCGAACCTTTGGGATTCAAGAGATACACCCTCCACCCGCTTCCCGACCAGAAAGGATTATCGCATTGCCAGCGCTAGTTCGGTTAGACTAGAACCACCCGTGCCTATCACAGCACTTCTCATCTTGCGGGTCACAATAGCAGTTGATTAGACTGCACGTTCTGGTGGGTGTGGATGGATTTGAACCACCAGCGTTTCTTATGTCACGGATTTACAGTCCGCTGCCTTCAACCGTTCGGCACACACACCCTAAAACTTAATTATACAAGTTCGTAGTCCTCTTTGCCTACACCACATTCCGGACAACTAAAGTAGTCGGGGAGTTCCTCCCACTTACCTTCAGTTTCCTCATCATGTACATGACCACAAACAATACAAACATGATCTTGTTTCATAGACCCTCCAACACTTGCTTATATGCATTTGCATGACGCTCTTCAACTTTCTTCAAAGCATTGAAACGCTTCTCAGCTTTATTCAAGACATCCATAAACTGCGCTGCGTGTTCCTTGCTTTCTTGAATCTGTTCTTTTGCAATTTGTGCTGCATGATGAATACCTTCAGTTTGAGCGATTGCTAGGAACTGAGGATACATTTCAGTATACTCGTATGTTTCACCTGCAATTGCCTTTTCCAAGCATTCCTTTGTTGAAGGTTTGCCAATCAGCAATTCTAGGTGACCCCATGCATGCTTGATCTCTTGATCAGCAGTGTGCTCAAAATGTTTAGCAACATCTTCGTATCCCTCTTCCCTTGCAATCTGCGCAAAGTATCGATACTTAATATGTGCCATACTTTCGCCCGCGAGGGCGCTTTCCAAATTCTTAAGTGTAACAGACATATCTTTCCTTTTATTAAACAACCATATTGAAGCACACTAAGCCACGCTCTGAACCTGGACTCTTAGTAATGTGCTTCAATATGGTTATCCACTCCCTACTGTGGACTCCCATAGTCTTTCTGCTCCCGGACGACGATCCGATCCCGCCTTTGAGTGACCAGTCTACTGCCTCCGAGTTTGACAGTAGAGCATTTAGCGCCGCAGTGTGCTGCTGGGTCCTAGGGAATTGGACTAACAAGCAGGGCGGGTCAATTTCTTAAAAATAAGGGGCACCTCACATGGTTGTTTAAGAGTAGGCGCATCCTTTCGGCACTCGCACACTCCCCCATCTAAAACCATATTGAAACACACTGTACTATCTAGATGGGTCAGTAGCTGTATCGGCCGATTATCTACTATCACCACCCTACGCTCCCTTGGGCCTTCGGGAATGGCTTACAATGTGCTTCAATATGAGAACAAAATGTTGTTCAAATATTGCTAGTTTTTAAAGAGCGTTGCTGATCTCTCAGCGTTGAGAACATTATACCAGAGGTCTGATTTAATGTCAACCATATTGAAGCACACTGACGCGGCTCTACACAGCAAACTAGGGGGCGCTCCTAGTCACCGTCCCTGCAACCGCTGAAACAGGTGGGACAATGTGCTTCAATATGGTGCCCCTGGACGGACTCGAACCGCCAACCTACTGATTACAAATCAGTTGCGCTACCAATTGCGCTACAGGGGCATTTCTCAACAACAAGATAATTATATATCAGTACAGTTTTATAGTCAACAGTTGTTTCTGTCAATCCCACAGGCAACGATAGTACTTCCCGAACAACCTTAGACCATTGTGGATTCGGTCTGCATGCACTCTCATTCCCTTATCATCATACTTAATTGTGTGAACCATATCAGCAATGGGCTTTGAATAGTCAACACCAGAGTGATCAAAGAACTGGCTCTCCCAGTCTGTGTTTAGTTGTTCGAATGCCCATATGATTTCGTTGAGAACCCAATCCCAACGGTCATGAATAATCTCATACTCATCGTGTTCATCCTCTGTGTAGAAAGGGAACAGGTATTGAGTGAACTCTTCATGGGTTGTAATCTTAAGATGATCAGGAACATCCTCTTGATCTACATTGGGAGATCCATGCTTTACATCGCGCAACTTGTACAGCATTGGCAGGATAATGTACGCAAGCGTCGAATCCATTGACCATACATCATAACCATCGATCCGCACCTTAATGTTACGTTTTCGAAGTTTGTGGATCTTATTGCACAGTTTATCAAGACCAGGAACTGAGGCTAAGCGATCGCCAAGTTTTTCAACTTCAGCGCTATCCGGATCTTTCCAAAACAGGACCTTTTCTGCAATCTGAAAAGGTCCAATATAGTTAATGTATGGGCCAATGTAGACTTTCATATCAATCCTTCTTGTCTTTACGATCGCGCACTTTCCACCCAATTACATACGCAACACCAAACGATACACAAAATGCGATCCAAAAGGACAAAATAACTTCAAGAGTCATTTCGTCTTCTCGATTGTAGTTACGAATGTTTCAATCTTCTTCTCGTCGGTCCATGACTTCAGATAATCATTGTCTTGATCGCATAGGGCAATCACTTCATCCCTACTAACTTCTCGCGAGCTAACAATAGTTTCACCAAGATGCTTTTGAGAGAACTCTTTTCCTTCTTCCATGCAGACAGTATCTTCAGCCCATGTAGTGGCGCTGCATGGATATTGGCGAGAATTGTGGTCAGCAGGAACTTCAATCACATACCTCATACGATATTGAGACAGAGTTTCAACAAGCACATACTTATTCATAGCTTTCTTCCTAATAGTCCAAGTTCCATCTTCATTATCAATCCACTCTAGAGTATCACCAACACTCCACCCACACTCCTCCATCAGCTCATCGCCTAAAGGAAGGATCAAGTCACCAGTATCTGGATCTGTTTCAAGCGTCACGATCATCATGGTCCTCCATTGTAAGGGTAGTCATGTAAAATCCACATCCTTTAAGGAACAGCTCGAGATTCTCAAACACTTCGGGGAGTGTTACACCTCGGAACGTCCTAGTACAAACATCTCCATTGATGTCAGTATACTTTAGCTCAAACACATGGCGTTTGTCAACATTATCTTCCATCATTCACTTCTCCATGCCCAATTAACACAGATCCAGTCCATCAAGCAGTCCTCGAAACAGTAGTTAGCATCAACATGATCTTGACCAAACTTATCACACATCTTCCCATACCAATATGGGTAATATTCCTTTCGGATTTCTTCCTCAGACATCGTTGTTATCTTATGTCCAATTGATGGGTCGTCGCCATCATAGTCATTGAAAGAGTAGTATCTCATGTGGTCCTATTGTGGTGGTATCGGTCTGAACAATGACACGATATACTTAAATGGGTGCGACAGCAATGCTACCGTCACTAGTGTGAAGAAACTAATGAACAGGAATGTCCATGCTAACATGAACATCTTGACTATCAAATCAATCAACCTATTGAGAAGATTGAACATAATTTTACTCAAGTCCAAAATGTTCTTTTAGTCGCCTTGGATACTCGCTAGCAGGAATTCTCTGATCAACAAAATCTTGAATCAACTGTGAGCATTTAGTAACAAGTGCAATTGACAACTCTCCGGCCACATCATAGTTCGTAGTCTGAAATCTCCACTTCTTACCTGCTGCTTCCCGAGCATTGAAATAGAACTCTTCAAAAATATTGTTCATGAAAACTCCCTGGAAGAGAAAGAGTATCCGTCCTCATCATCCCAATCATATTCAGGGTTGAACCAAGAATACTTGTCATTACGACCAGCATCATTATGCACCTGATTCTTGCGGCCAGTTGATGGATTGACATAGTTAGGAGATTTCCAGTTCTCAACAAGATCAACGAACGATTCATAATCCATACGTTCTCCATATTCGTTCATAATGATTTGGTCTTTCAGAAACTCTTTCCATCGTTTCCAAGAAGTAAGATGATCGTACTTGTATCCCTGGAAAGTAAAAGCCCACCCATAAGAATCTTTACCAATATGATACTCTTCATCATATCGATTGCAGCATTCACAAAAATTCTTAGCAACGTAGTAGTTTGTACCCATGACTATTTCCTCAATAACCGTGACTCATAAGATAATTGTACACTTCACTAGGATTTTTGTCAAATCTTTCTTTTGGTGTTTGCCCATCGAACGCTTTGTTAGGTCTATTCCACCAATCATCAGCAAGATCCTTACCGACTAAAGCAATGACCAGAGCCTCCGATCTTTGCCGGAGTACATTAGTAGCTTTAGGTCGTATGTAAACCTTCCACGCTTCCTTACATTGATCCTCTTCACTGAAGTACACTGGTTCCCAAGACTCGCCATAGAGTTTTTCCCAATCTAGTCCATTGGTTGTGCGGTAATAACTACCATCATCTGATTCCACTTGCCAAATTTTAAATACCACATCACTTACAAATTTCATGACTATTCAACCTCGACGTTTGTAAATCCTCTGTTCTTCTTTCCATACTCTTTGTAACTGTCAACTGATGAGCCATATCGCTTAAAGGCTTCTAGAGGATCTTCTCCATATGCTATTTCAACAGAGTGCCCCATAGTACCACCTTTCCAACTTCCTTTATTATAACCTGTTTCCTTGGAGAATTCAAGGTCTAGTGTATACTTGATTAGTGGCTTTCTGATATAGCCTAGCCACTTGAACCAACCAATTCCATGCCGCCACATTCTCTTGCTGATGTAGCAGGTGGCGATGATCTCTTCACCATCATAGTCGTTGAATCGAAACTTGATCTTGGGTACATCTTTTTTGATTTTATGATGTTCTTTCCAATCAGTTATGCCATTCTTATCGGCAAGGATAGTATATGATGACCACTCAGGTGTGAAGAACTCTTCATGTTGGAAAGTCATGTTCTTCCAAGGAATGGAAAACACTTTGGTGTGATCGGAGTTCTTCTTATCATTCGATGACCAACTGCCAGGTTGAATACCGTAGGACAGATGAATAGAATTTTCTGTTACAGAAATTCCATATTGGCGTTGGATATATTCCCAATAACCACCTGTAGGGCTTTTTGACCATTCATACTTGGATGTATCTACCCACTTCTTACGCGGCTTGAAGAATTCAGGAACACGAAACCACCAAGAGTGGCCAAAGAGTGCAAAGTGAAGATTGCAATAATTAGTCATCGAGTGACCACTTTCATAGTATTCGTGAGGGTTGGATACAGTGAGTGCGAATGTCCAAAAGTCACTCTTTGCATATTCTTTTAGTTTAATCATGAATCTTCTCTTATTCAACACCATTAGTGAACATTTGTTCTTCAAGTTGAGCAAGCAGTGTTCTTGCCCTTTGTGTATCTTCGTCATACAGCGCCACTCTCATTTCAATAATGAGAGGTCTAAACTCTCCAAACATTTCTTCAATCATTCCTCTCTTAACAGTCTGTAACATCTCCTGAAATGCATCATGCTGAGCAGTTTTTGAGATTTCATCTTCAAGCCACGCAACAGCCGTAAACCTGGCCTGAATTCTATACTCTTTTGCTAACTTATGAGGATAAAAAGAAGAGCCTACGTCAGACACTGATTTAGTTACCTCTAGGTACCTTAGCTTGTCGCGCATCGCTCGAACATTACCAGTGGTAGTTGCGGTGATTGCTTTTGCTAGCTTACTCATTATAGTACCTCATTTGGAAACTGTTCCGTTGGCAAGAACCGATACTTGGTTTCAGGAGTATATGGAAATTGGATAGGCTCCATAGACTCACGGCTTGTGAAATATGATTTGAATGGTTTGCCATCATCAATGTCAGGATTAGACACCCATTCCCAGAACACAACAGCATCTAGGTAATATGGATCACCGTTAAAGCGGTCTGATTGCTTAAAGACTGCACCACAACGGTTGTTTTGATATACTGATACATTGTTAGTACGATCATCATTGATATGATTCCATTCCCAATCCTCTCCTGTCAATGGTGTAAGGGGGTTGAACTTAGCCAATTTAGAGAATAGTTCAATCGCATATGGTGCAGAAGAACCGGAATGTCCTTCATCAGAAAATACTTCAAGAAGTTTCAAGACATGATTGCAAATAGCTTCCTGCATCTCATCAATGTATGAACCGTCATCTTTGATCCACCCTGCTGCACGAAATTCTCTTTGTGCGTGTGAAATTAAATTACTCATTCTTGAACTCCTAAATGTTTCATAACTAATTCTTTCACAGGTTGATATACTTCAAACCTTTCATCCTCAATCTTAGCAAACACTTCTCTGACAATCAACTCGGCGAACTTTTCCAACTCTGCTTGACTAAATTTCCAAGGATGTTCAAGTGGTTCTGCAATACAAGATAACCCACCACCAGCCCGTAGAGCAAGTTCACGAATTCGTTCGTTCATCGCGGGTCCATCCCACCATCGCTGACGATATCACTATATTTGCCGCCAGCACCTTGTTTAATTTTCTTCTTTAATTGATTAAGTTCTGCTTTCAGTCTACGGTTCTCTGAATCGGCCCAGCCTGCTCGTTCCTGCATATCACGCATCTGCTTGTCAAAATCACGATCACTGGGGGTAAGTGGTTCTTCTGGAGTCAGAATGAATTTACCTGCATCCCAATCAAATCCCTTTTGAACAGATTTTACCCCAACAGAAGGTCGCGCTCCAACTGTACTGTATGGTAGTTTAATCTGAATCACCACATCTGGGTCATCGCGTTCATATTCAAGAGCCCTATCCACAAATCGTTTTAGTTCACTCAGTTTCATCTTCAATCCATTCATGTCTATGTTGCTTCCAACAAAGCATAGCCTTTTTCAATTGATCCATTTGTTCAAGTCGGATGTGGTCCATAATTCCCCACTCCTCTTTGCGCTCTGACATTCTCCACAAATCATCATGATGATCTTGTAGGGCTTTGATTACAACATCAAACTTCTCTTCACTCATTATATTAGATTCCCAGGGACCTTTTCAGAACCATTTCAACGTATTCATTTAACGTAACATCAGCTTCGTGTGCGAGCTTGAACAACAACATCATTTCCTTTTCCTCTAGCTCCAAAGGAATCTTCACTCTTGTATCATACTCGATTCCTGATTTAATGGCAACAGCCTTTTCGATCCAATCTTCAGGAAGATCCAAATCGATAAACTTAACCCCATCCCAGGCTTCCAGTTCTTTGGGCTTATCGACAAACTCGGGATTGATCAATCGATATGATCGGTTGTTCTTATAATCGTGTGCTGCTACTTCATATACAAGATGTTCTTCGTCGGTAGATTTACCCATCTGGAACACAATCTCCAACGCGTATCCATCGTGGCAGCCATTCCAAGAACTAAAAGAATAAGCATCAGGGTAGTTTGAATTGAAGTAGTTGCTACCTTCAGTGATCATATACCCTGCAACTTCCATCCATTGTTTTAATGTAATCATTTCATGCTCCTGATTGCTGCTGCAACAATATTGGGGTTAGTAGTGTCGAATGTCTCGACCAACTGAGCGCACTGCTCACGCTCGGCAGTAGTGACAAGGGCGGCGAACCGTTGCAGATACGGAGTGATCTCCCACTCGGCTACCCAGATCATCCTTCGGTTCGTCTTGAACCCGGCTTGCTCAGCCATGCGGATGATATCATCCAGATTCATTTGACTGCTTGTTGATTGTTCACGTTTATCCAGCGCGTCTGCGGCTTCCAACAACAGTTCCACAAGCCGATCCGGTTTGTTCTCTTGAACACTTTTGCGTGTTGATATTTGCAAACGAATCTCAGCGCGCTTACGCAAGCGAAAAACCAAATCTTGATTCATTACGAAATCTCTTTCACCACTTCATTCATATACCCACGAAGCCATTGTTCTGCTCCTTCAACCGTACAATGAGTATTACAGAATCCACATGAGATCCAAAACGGCCAGTACCAAGTCCTCTTTTGAACTTCGTAACCACAATACTGATCTCGAACAATACGATATCTTGTTTTCATCGACTTCTCCTACAAAGGTCTTTTTGATGTTCCGTAGCATCAGGTCTGATCTCTATATCAGCGCATGAGTTCTTTTGCGGGCTGTATGAAATTGAACTGACAATAAGTGTCACTACAATTACGACCGCTGATACCAGCATTACTACTTTATCCATCGTAGTCATGGCCTATCCCAAAATGAGTTAATCTTCTGTTCTGCATCCTCTACACCAAACTTCTTACAGAAAGCCATCAACAGTTTGTCCTCATAATCCTGTCCATATATTGAATTATGAATAGCTAGATATCCTGCATCTTGGGCTGGTGCATAAGCCTCAGGCCCAAACCCAAACACCTGGTAAAGTACATACCGATAAGATCCCTTCTGCTTGATCTCCCCGTCAAAGATTCGACGAGCAACAGCACAGAATGCTTTTAGTTGGTCTTCTTTTGAAAGTGAGGTCCAAAACAACTCCTGATCTGCTTCAATCTCTTTCATCGCTTTGGTGAAGGCGTCACCAACTTCATTTAGGACAGAATGTAAGTTGTCGTTCATAATTATCCTAAAGGATCCCAATAGTAGTTTGTTTGATCACTTTGCAGGTCTGCCTCAAATGCCGACCTTAGCCATTCAACTAGAACTTCAGGCTTCTTCCTCGCGAAGACATCGATGTCTTCATAGAATCGTTCAGCTTTGATGCAGAACCCTTCAGGTTCATAAAACCAATCTTCAAATTTCACGTTCTTCCTCCCAATACCTACAATAGAAGTAATCTCCCATGTCGGTAATCATCTTACGAGGATATCCCTCTGACACCAACCAATCGTGGAATTCTTCTCTGGAAAGAATATCTCTTGGTTGAGGTTTTGGAAACCCATACTTCCAGCCCGAAGGTGGATCACACATCACCACTTTCTTTTTCTTTTTCATTTTAAATTGCTTTCTTGAAATAGTTGAAGTTCAAGCCATTAATCCAACAAAGGTGCTCAAGGTCCAGTGCATTATCTGCGTCCATGATCCATCGAATAGCTGTATCGCGATCTCCAGCACCAGCCACGATCGTATCTTCCACTCGTTTCTCAAACGTCTCAGCAGCTTCAGCTTCCCTCATGCGGTCGAGCTCAATTGAGCGCTCCATTACAACAATAAGACGGTCCCATTCTCGCTGCCGCTCATCATCGGAATAAGAATTCCAGCGTTCCCAAAACATAGAGCTGGGACGCATGCCAAATGCGTCTTTGTGCAGATCGCTAACAATGTTGTTGTCGAAAGTATAGGCCATTTCATTAATCATCTCATTCATCATACCAATATTATATGATAAAACGGAATTAATGTCAACCCTGTATTTTACCGGGTGGATTCGCGGGCCATCCTACGGTAATCGGCGTTGGATGGGTGGACACCATCACCTGCTACACTTGTTTGAGATCGCATGATGATGGTGTCGCCGAACTCGCTTGCTACCATATCGATTGCTTTCTGTGCTTGTGGTCTCCTCCACATCCCAGCTCCAATCCAAAACACTTGTTTGGCTTGGATTGCATGTCTCATCTTTCGTAGTTCATCTTCTGTCTTAATCCGCCCATGATCATTAGAACCTAGGCTGATGATCACAGTATCGTATATAGCGGAGGCAGCTTGAATCATGTAGCGCTCATTCCAATCCTTGCTCGTAATGCCAACTTTAACATACCGTACACATTCTTTACGGTGAGCTGCAATACCAGCTGCTGTACTGTCACCAAGGATCATGCAGTAATCCACGGAATGTCCTCTTTAGTGACTACAGTCTCTCTCCCATCATATTCTCTAATCCAGAAATCAACTCCCTGAGGAATCCATGTGACTCCAAGGTAAGGCACTGCAAGCACGCATGATGAATTCTGGCCATCGTACACATACTCCACATACGACATCAGTTCTTCAAAATTACGATCCTCAATCAGCTCAACGATCTTAGGATCGAAAAGCATCTCTTCATTGCCCCACCATGAGAACCACCCTGCGCCATGTGCAATTGTATGCACTACAGCGACTTTACCATCACGGATCAGTTTTTTCATTTTGCTTTTCAAATCCAAGGAAAAGGATACCATACTGAAGATAGAGCCATTTGATGAATTCTTCCACTTCTTGAGATTGTGGTTGGTAAACAGAATAAGCCACGCGAACTTTGTTCAGCCACTCTTTATCGTTTCCGCTCATCTCTCCTCCTACAAATTGGTTTGGTGGGCCCACTTGGGTTCGAACCAAGGACCAATGGATTATGAGTCCACTGCTCTAACCGTCTGAGCTATAGGCCCGATGGTACCTGAGACCGGAATCGAACCGGTACGCCTTGCGGCTGCGGATTTTAAGTCCGCTACGTCTACCTATTCCGTCACTCAGGCATTACTAGTATTGTACTGATGTACAATTTTAAAGTCAACTATTTACAAAGTAAAATTGTTGGTAGTGATCTACCTTTGTATCTATCAAGTGATGTACTCTTGGGGTTCCTGTCCAGACCCAGTCTTCAAAAGAGTACCGGTAATCAGGGCCACCAGGATAAAATCGCGGTCTTCCTGTTTGGTACACTTGTGACTGTAAGGGTTCAGGAAGTCTACGAATGTATTCAGACTTAGACCACCAAAAATTCCCACTAACCATATGGTCCTTGCATACTGCATCTCTTACCCCAACAAGATCGATGTCCTGTCGTTGAATAGCTCTCACTGCCGTAGTCCACTGGCCAATGCAGTAATGGTTAAGGACATCCCTCCAACTAGTCACTTGGGGTTGATTGCTTGCTGCCCCTTTACTATGGAAGTAGAGTACAATGGAATCATTATCAATGCAGTGACGATACAACCTTTCGATAGTCTGTCCTTCATATATGTTGATATGGTGTCCTGTATCTCTTATATCTAAGATTTTAACAAACGGATACTTAGTTGAGACATAGTAGTTGAATGTTTGGTACAATGGCTCATTAGTAACCGAATGGCACCAATGCATTGGCATTGTTGCGCATAGATTGACATTTGCAATCTTATGTAAAGAACTATCACGTATCAACGACAATTGTTGGTCAACATACCAAGTCCATCTCATAGATCCTTGATGATCTGGAGGAATATAGACATGATAGAATACTTCTATGTTCATTGCTGTTTGAAAGTATTAACACCAGCTCGGCCAAGAAAATACAATCCTTGATCAGTCTTGTAAGTGTCTCGCCAGTATAGATTAGTGATACCAGCTCCATGAATCATCTTTGCACATTCAATACATGGGGCATGGGTGCAAAACATAGTGGCATTCTTACCAGACTCACCATCGCGTGCTAGCTTTAGGATTGCATTTGCTTCAGCATGAATGACTTCTGGTTTGGTGACTGTTGTTGGCGGAAGTTCGCCTGTGTCAATTACTACTTCGCATTCATTACTCCATCCAGCAGGAGTGCCGTTGTATCCAATCGAAATGATTCGATGGTCTTTCACAACAACAGCTCCTACTTTCAAACGTGTAGCTGTTGAGAGTTGTGCAAACCTCTCAGCCACATCCATGTATGCACTAATCCACTTTGGTTTCATATTTTAGCTATCCACTCTACAAGTCGGTCAAATAGAGTAGGTTTAGGAGGAATGTTTACAGGACCACTTGGGGGCTCGCCGACTTGCGAGGTCTTCCCCTGGGCCTTACGGATTTTTTTGTTGCTACTTCCTCCTTCTTAACTTCTTGAGGAGGTAGCTGTGGGATGAATCCAGCTGCAGCTACTGCTTCACGAGTGATGTTTGGGTATAGATTAGTAAGAGTTTGATCTTTGACGGCAATCAAGATTTTAGCTTCTTCTAGATGAACTGACTCCAGCATCTGAATAAACAACTGCTCGCGTTTAGTGTTGGATAGATCTTTGCGAGTGAACAAATAGAACCTACGAATCTCTTGAATGAACCGTGCTGGCGTCATTCCAATAGGTTCAGGACTCGGTTTGTATGGGGGCTCGCCATCTGGTAGTAGAAACTTACCCTGCGCGGTGAAGGCATGCATAAACAGCACACCAAGAGGACCACCATTACCTACTTTACGATACGTGGTTTGGAATAGCGACGGATCCTTGTTAAGGTCGCGAAGTACTTCCGTAATATACTGTGCCATATTAAAACTCCTCAATGCTGTCAAGCAGTAGACGACAGCGATGCTTGATGAAATAATTATATATGCTCATCTTACTGCCTTTTGGCTTCTGTGTCAAAAACGATTCGAGAATCGATAGTTCAATGTCAGGTGGAATCATATCGAGATTAATTAGTTGATTATTCCTGTCCCAATTACGACGCTGCTCGTCATTCTCACATGCATCGCGGCCAAGAGTAATGAATCTTTCCAGCTTGGCTGATGTCATCTTATTCTGGCGAGTACCTTCTGTAACAAACACGTCATCAGGAGATAGTACATTAGGAATACCATCATCTCCAGCCTTTGCAATATGTTCGGCAAGATAGGTCTTGGGATTAGGGCAATGAACTGCTTTCTTCTGGATAGGGCTCCATTGACTGACGTTATCATACTTATGGAGTTGCTTGAAGTCACCATCAGACGATACGATCATCACAGGCTGTTTCTCTTCAAACATACCACGATCAACCATACCACCGGTCTGAGTCCACTTACATAGAGTTCCAATAATATCATCAGCCTCTGCTGTATCGATATGAATCACTTTGTACGGGAAGTGCTCTACTAGATCATCCCGAATGCTTGAGATCGTATCGAAAATCAACTTCCAGTCGAGGTCGGATTTCTCACGTGTCTTCGATCGCCCAGCCTTGTAGTATGGAAACAACTGTTTCCTCCAATACTTCTTTCCATCGCAGGCTAGAACCATCTCGCCATACTTGTCGCTATACTTGGTTTTGTAATACTTCAATCCAGTTAGGATAGCATGACGGATAATGTTCACTGCTTCCGCTTTGTTCTCAGAGGTCTTCTTGAGATCAGATTGGAATGCAAAGATATTCGCGATAGCCACTTGGCTGTAGTCAATAATAATCATATCGAACCTTTATTAGTTTGCTGCCAGAAGGATCATGTCCTCGTTGATTCGAGCTCGAGGGCTAGAAGCCTTAGCCTTGACAGCTTTCCAAGCATTAGCCATAGCACGCTTACCTGTAGATGCAAGTCCCTTAAAGAACTTCTCCGGATCACGAAGAGTCTTAACAGACGACTTCTCGACATCGTAATTTGTGACTGACATCCCACTGACGCCAAGATAACCATTATCGGCACCATAGTATACAATCAACTTACGATTAGCTGTATTGTACACCCACAGCTCGGATGCCCCAATGATCTTATCAGCAGTAATTGACTTCAATTTCAACTCAGGAAACTCTTTCATGTAAACCATATTCTTAGCAACTACTGAAGCAGGTTTAGCTTTGCGAGCGCGCGGCTTGCGTTGAGCTTTAGCAGATACAGCTTGCTGGTTACAATCAGCAACAATCTGTCGCATGAATTCAGCATACGCTTTCAATCCACGCTTAGTATATTGGCCGTACCCTTCTTTCAGTTGAACGTCTTTACCAGCAATCGCTTCATCGAGCTCAGCAAGAACTCCTTCAAACATCGCACCAATCTTCTTGGCAACGACACCGGACACCTGCTTAGATAGCAGGAACGACTTCATAGAGAACTCGGTTCCGTTAATTAAGTAATCGTCAATCGCTCCTTCAACTTCACCCGCTGCAACTCGAGCAGACTCGTTAATACGATCTTGGACAGAGATCGTCTGTCCAGTTGATTGAATCGTAACGGCAGCAGGTTTTGGCCTTGCATACTTAACTTGAAGTTTCTCGATAGAGACGAGAAGAGATTCAAGAGTATTCAGATCGACGTATTGGTCTCGCATCACGAGACGGCCAATCACACCAATCGGTCGAATATCCGAGAATGAAGCCTTGCTAAGGAGATAGGTTGTGTCTTTAACCTTAGCAACCTTAGTCATATACTTCTCTGCTGAAGAACGATAATCCTTTTCTTCCCAGTTAGCATTATACCAATTCAATGCTTTGATTAGGTCAGCCTTGAAAGACTCTTTGGTGGTGATCGGCTCGATGCCACGAATGATAGCCATCGAAGTCTCGATGGACTGCTTGCGACGTTTAGTTACAGCCATAATGGTTCTCCATTCAACAAGACATCATTATAGTCTGCTTGCGAATTAATGTCAACAGCCAAAAACAACCGGGTTATTGCGCTTCGTTTTTGATGTTGACAACCATTTCGTAGAGCTGTTCGAACTCATCTTGAATGGCAACCTCTTCACTAAAGCTCTGTTTGTGGTAGACACGGATCATCTTGTTTACTTGCTTCTTTGGAATCTGATATGTATCAGAGATATCCTTGGCAATATCTTTAATCAGGTCACGCTCGGCACCAATCCGAGTCATTGAGTTGGATGCTTCTTGAAGAGCATCGCGAATTTTCTTTCGATCATATGTAGAACTAATAGTCATAATCACCTCTCAATTATAAGATAAAACTTCTGTCACAGATTCCCACTTAAAGCTTCGCCACTCCCCTTTATCGAGATCGAATACTCGTTGCGTGGTTTCAGAAGAGCTGCTACCTGAACCTTTCGGCCGTTTGTCGACGGGGATGAGAGATTCTGCGAGGGTGCAGCGCATAGTTCGCGTTGTACCATCGGATTTTTCAAAAGTAATGCGCAGATCTTGTTTTGATTCGTCATGCAGTAGGCCCTTTACCTTTTGTTTAGTTTCTTCGTCAATGAACATCACGTTTCTCCATAACTAAAGCACTATATTATCTCATTATGTACTTAACGTCAACTTTATTTCCAGTACTTACTTTCTGGGTTGAATACTGGATGTTCTGTCGCTCCGATCGCTGTAGCAACATCATCTGACATCTTCACGTTTGTTTGTATAGTGATTGACTTGTGGTTGGTAGGGACCTCTTCTTTAGGCTCAGGTGCGATTACATCAGGTACAGGTTCCACTAACGGCTCGGGATCAGGTACTGGAGGTTGGACTGCTGGTATATCTACAGGTTTGCGAGTATGTAGTAGAGACCAATTCGCTGCAATTAGCATGATCACAGCTAAGGGATCGAACACCGACACAATGAGGATGATTACCCACCGTACAGACTTCTCGAGAAGATTCTGGTCAATGGAGTCGCCGTAGATCAGAGATGCGATGTACTTTATAGGCCCAACTTCTGCCTCGACTTTTCGGATCTCGGCGGCTTTGGGCGATCGCTCTTCTCTAAGTCGCCCAATCTCTTTAGAGCTCTCTGCAATCTGGTTACTGAGGGCAGATCGCTCCTTAGCTTGTTGACGCCTGATTGTAATTGATCGGTCGACTGCTCTTGTGTCCGTGTCCTTACTCGATCTCGTAATAGTCTCATTAACTTGAGCATCCAATTGTGTAAGAGATTTACGAGCTTCATTTATCTTTTCCTGTTCTGTTTTTATCTTCTCGTCAATTAGATCTACCTGAGCTTGTATATCGGCTGTTGGAACGCCTTGATCAAGATGAGCCTTTGACAGATATCCAAAGATTCCCATCGAAGTAAGAAACATCAGAATGATAAGAGCCAGTGTCAGATAGCTCTTCATAAGAATTGGAATTTCCTTCCAATTCCTGTACAACCATGAAGCAACAATTAACTTAGATGCCTCTAGTGCAGATCCCATCACTGCAATAGAAATAGGGGCTGATGCAAAGATAGCCATCAACCCAACAATGGAGTAAAACGCTGCAATCCCTGATAGTGCTAGGGCATTTGCAAATAAAAGCCAAACCATGTTAATTG